CTAAACAGATTAGTGATTAGGTCTGGGGTATCATGATTACATGTGACAATAGTTAGATCCATTTTAAATCGTTTCGAACTCTCATCAAACATTTACCTAGGTTATTTTCTCCAACCCCGTTACAAACACCCCAAAAGGTATCTTTCCACCAATTGGTTTCTTCGAGATATAAATCTCCAGTATCTTTCAACTTCTGTTTGATATCTTCATTCAAAGTAAACTTGGATAGAAGTGCTTCTTCCATTACCTTAATCTTGATATCGTTCCAATCTGGACGTAGATCAACTGTTCTACCCCAAGCTTTGACATCTTTGCAAGACATGAGAATAACTTCGTCATACCAAGTGGTCATGTCAACTGGAATAGGATCACTATCTACACATTTTTCCAAACGATGAAATCTTTCTTCTTTTGCTTTATCGGTTAGCTTTCCATACATGAACGCATGTTCACTCGACGGGAATAATTTTCCATCAACTACAACATTACAGACATGGAAATTGGATAGGTATCGATATTCACCGAAGAACCCATAAATCCCTGTCTCATCAACTCTCGCTATTTCTATTCCCATAAGTTTCTTTAATTTCTCTTAGTGTTTTACCAACCACATCCTTATGTGCATAAGGAATTTGCACTGGCAAGCATCCATGTTTTTCAAGGAAAACTTTATCAGCATTTTGCACAATCTCTCGATGATTTGATTTAGATGAAATGGTTGATTGTCTCAGAGACCATTCTTCATCGCCCAAATATTCCCAAGAATTTTCAATATCTGCAAAGTTCCAAAATGGTGGGTGCATTCCAGCTTTGATTATCGCCAATGTGTGGTCCACATGCTCACACGCATTGAAGAAGTTTTCATCCATCAATCCAACAGCATCTAAAGCCTTTTTAGAATAATAAGAAAATGCTCCTACACAATGTGAATATAATGGGATATTCACTTCGCCATAATATCCAACTGTCATATTTGGATTTGGTGTAGCCCAACCATCAAAGGTTTTGTTCATCCTCCCATGTTGGGAAAAATTGAAGTGTTGAATCCCGCTAATCTTGGAAGCTTCGATATACTTTTCGAAAACTGAAAGGTCTCTGATAAAGATATCATCCTCGATAAGAAAAATATGGTCACACTCTTCAGTCTGTAATGAAGCCAAGGCATGATTCTTAGATCTTGCAACTCCCATGTTGACATCGGTGATGACCTTTTTCAAAGTCCCGTCGTTTTTCCATCGACCACTTGTCACACCATCAATATAATTGATATAATCTGGATTGTTTACCATGGAATCCTCGACCACACAAAGATGGTCTATAAATTCTTTACAAGGCAAAAGAGAATCGAACAACTTGGAGAAGTTATCCAATCTACCACAGGTTATTATCCCCACCCCTATAGTCTCTCCGTTGATCATCTTCCTGATTTGATTTGTTTCATCAAGGTATTAATTTGGTTATCTTTGACCATCTCACCTTTTTGTTCGTTTAACATCTGTTCTAGAAGATCTGCATTGCTAGGATCAAGAATACTACTCTCGGTCTCGATTAGATCTCCCTTATAGTCGATAAATTCACCAATGAACCATAGTCTATCGTCAACAGTCAATCCTTCTAATTGGATTATCGCTGGACAATCCTCTTTCGGGAAAAAGATATCTGATTCCAGATTCTCGCAATACTGGTGATATAGATCTTGAAAAATTTGATCTGTCTCAGCAATGAATTTTGGATCTGCTTCTCTCATCCCATCATTAACAATCGGAATGGATGGATCACTCTTAATCCAGAAGATGATATCTAAGTTTTTAAGTGATTCACGAACTAAACTAATACTAGCTGCGGTTACTTCGTCTGAAATAATCCCAGCAGCATTTGCTTGGAGTGTATACGCCAAGTTATCCAATGGATTTCTATCGAAGATGATCTTGGATTTTGGACCATGCTTTTCATGTTCCTTCATCATCCAATCTAAAATACCTAATTGGGTTTCCTCTGAAGTATTCGAAGAATGGCTAAGATTGTTTTCTACAAGATAATCTCTATATGTTGATGTTGGGGTTGTATACATCGGCCATTTCTTTAGAAATGCCTTCACTAAAGTTGTTTTTCCCGTATTCGCTGCCCCTGTGACACTTACTCTCATATACCAGTAAATTTACCATGAAATGTTGATTTGTCAAGAACTTGAATGACACTCAATTTAGATTAAATAATAATGAATGACAGCTAAAAAAGCACCTCGCAAGAGGAAAGAGTCGGTCGATATAACTAATGAATTTAGTGACGGTTTTAAGCAAACCTTCAATTGCTCAAACATCAAAATGAAGAAGATGCTTCCTATTACGGATAATCAGACCTCATTTTACTACCTGACCCAAAATGAGAAAACTAATATGATCTTGTTGGATGGTCCTGCGGGTTCTGCAAAGACCTATTGTGCAGTATATACTGCTTTAGAGTTGCTGAAAGAAGCCAAGGTTGATAAAATTATCTATATTAGAACGGTCGTTGAGAGTGCTTCTAAATCTATAGGATTCTTGAAAGGTGATGAAGACTCCAAATTAGCACCATACATTCTACCATTCATTGATAAAGCTCTGGAATCCACTGATAAAGTGACGGTCAATTCTTTAATAGAACAAGAATATATCAAAGCTATTCCCGTAAACTTCGTCAGAGGTTTGACATTCAACAACTCTGTCGTTATCTTCGATGAAGTTCAAAACGCTACCAGATCCGAGATCACAACTGTTCTCACTAGATTTGGTAGAAACAGCAAATTCATTTTAATTGGTGATTCCAAACAGAAGGACATCAAAGACTCTGGGTTTGAAACAGTTTATAACTTGTTCGATACACCGTTTTCTGATAAGAACAACATCCATTGTATCAAATTTGATAACTCGGATATTGTAAGATCTCCCATACTCAAACACATAACCCAAGTGCTCTCGGTATAAAATCAAAAACCCATTCTAGATATCTAGAATGGGTTTTTCTTATTTGATAAGAAGTTTAAAATGTTCTCTCATAGAGAACATCATAGATTTGAAAATCTTACTACGTGTGGGTTTATACATATCGTAATATATGTTTTTAATCTTCAAACAATCCTCTGTCGAGAAATATGCACCATTTCTAGCTTGCAACATTTGAGATGTTGGCCCATTGGCTAGACCCATACTCCTAATCAAGTTATCGATTATGGCATCCTTTGTGAAATCTGGTTCACCCAACCATTCGTAAGATGCTTCCCACTTTTTAGGATCTCTTTTGCTTTGAAAGAACTCTAATTTTTCCAAATTAACATCAACATCAATACCATAATAAGTTAATGAGAAATTTCTCATATATCCCACGATGTCCTTAATGTTTTCTGGATTGACTTTATATTCATCACCAACCAATTCGAGGTATTCTTCTGGCAATGTATAATTAACAAATAATAGTTGTCTCATACCAATCCTCCTCTCATTTCGATCACGGCTTGCTCAACGTTGATAGAGCCAACCAATCTTACATGATTCTCGTAAATTTCCCCCAAAGCTTTCCCGTCTCTAGTATTTAAAATACCTTCTAGAAAGCCTAGAGAAATGTTACATTCGTTGTCATTTAATACTGCTCTGCCGCCAACCATTGTGACTTGGTCTGGTTCTTTATAATGTTTCATTTTCTTTATTTATTTGGGTTTCAACACAGGTTTTAAAAATTTGGATACACTCATCGGAAAATCCTTCTTTGATATCAAAGATTTTCATGTTGTCTTGAAACAAGACAAACGGTGAATGAGTGGCAATAATAATCTGATATTGTTCGGTTAACTCGGATAAAATTTTATACAACTCAACTTGTTTTGGTAGAGACAACGCACGCTCCGGTTCGTCCAGAATCAAAGTCGGTTTACCGTTTCTTGGTAAAGTTCTGATATAATTCGACTCGGCAATTTGTGTAGGATGAGCGGAAACATATCTCGTAAGATCTGGTGGATTCTTAGCCATATTCAAGAGTTTGTTAATCTTGATCATTCTATACTGTCCAGACGAGGGCTTGTCCATCAGATATTGAAATTGTTCTTCTTCGGTTGTCATACCATCCTCTGACAGAGAAATGTTATTGGAGAACCATGCCCATTCATCGATTTTGATATCGCCATCATTATAGAATGATGCAATCCCATCCCATTCAACAATACAATCAGAAGATGCTGGGGAATATGCGCGATACACCCAAGGAAAGTGATGTTGAACTTGAGCACCCAAAGCTAGTTCGGAACTAATTTGTGACCAACCACCTTTAGCGATTCCACAATAAGCTTTGATCATTTTTAATAGGGTGGATTTTCCACAACCATTAGGACCAAGTAAAACATTTACTTTATTTGACTCGAAATCAAATCGAATACCCGGATAGAACCCCGGCATTTCCGTCAAGAATCCATTTTTTACAGTTATACTCTTTACCATAATTAACGATTATTGGTTGACCAAGGTGTTCCTTCGAACCATCCTGTTCCACTATATGATTTATTAATAATGGGTGCTGGCTTTGGTCCTCTGTCTACCTCGGTAGGTTTTGGAATAGATTGTTCTTCCAATTTTTTGATTGCTTTTTCTGGGGTTGGTGCAATTGCCACTTGTTCCCCGTCTGAAGCAAGATACTGTTCTCCGAATTTTTTAGTGATGATCTTAAAATTGTCATCTTCGTCTACTTTAATTTCTGCATTCACGCTCTCATTAAAGCATATATTTTCACCAAGTCAAGGTTTTTTCTTGACGGTCTTATATTTTGTTGGTCTTCGAACATTTAGCCTTGATGTATCGTTGGCGGAAGTGTTGATAATCTTAAATTGATTATCCTTGTTGAAGATGAAACTGAGTTTTCTTTTGGGATCACCATAAGGCTTTCCGCTTTTGGTGTGACCAATGATTCTAGACCCGATAACAACTTTATTTTTACCGGATTTGGTAACACCTTTACTCATATCCATGATATATCCAGCATCTAAAAGAATATCTTTGTAAGCTTTTTGGAGACCACCAGAACCAACATCATAACCTTGTCTGATGGCATCACCAACATCTCTTGCACCTGCTTCGAGTTTATCCAAAGGATTTGTGATCTCTGGAGCGACTTTACGTAATAGTGAAGCACCACCTTTAACAGCAGCACCAGCTACGCCACCAGCGACTCTCAAAGGAGCAGAGATATTACTCCAGAACCCTTCAGATAAAATTTCTCGTTGAGTTAATTTCATATATAATCAGCGTTTAAATTTTTATCTGCCACATTATTTAACCCAACATCTATAAGGGCATCTAACTCATCCAAAATAAATTGCTTACCGATCAAAACTTTGTGATTGTTTTCAGAACGATTACCGATTGAGAACGGAATATTTTTGAATGTTCTATTCCCAAGCTTAACATCAAAATTTACAACGGGTCGTTCCTCTTTGTTGCCAGCACCTAAGTTGATAACAATCGTATCACTTACAGGCTTCTCAATACTGATACCGCCATCGGTTGTAAACCTGACAGTCGAACCATCAGTTTGTATATCTTCACCATGTAAAACGTTAAACGCGCCATTTCCAGAATCTAGTTTAGCTTTAAACGCACCCACTCCGTCAATATGGATAATTTCTTCCAAACCTAATACAGTTTTCTCTAGATAAAATTGTTTGAAAGTTATCATTCATTTACATGGAGATATTATCGGAATCTTCAAATCCGTCGTTAGCAAAGTCCGCGACATCGTCTAGTTCATTCCAAACATCAGAGATATAATCTTCAGCTTTGATGATCTTAGCAACCATCCAAGTTTCCAATTCTTCTGATTCACAATGACTTAGCAGAATGTTTGCACGTTTGACGAGTTTACGGAGACATTTCGTGATGATTTCGTTATCTAGTTCATCTTCTTCTCCAAACATATCATCACCAAGGTCTTCTTCGGTTCCAGTGTCTAAAGGACCAACTGGTTCCATAGAGATAATAGCTTCTGCGTCTTCAGGGTATTGCTCCTGTGAATATTGTGCATCAGGACTTTTGTTCCCATATGATTCCCAGATCAAACTATTTTCAAAAGTTTTAAATTTTTTCATAATAATATTTAATTAAACTGATTCAATACTGTTTAATTGCTTGCGAAGATCTCCACCAGAAGTAGAAGAAGCAATAATCCCTAGGATGCTTGGGAGAACTTCTTCTCTAGCATTTGTATACTTCTTCATTTTCATTTGAGATTGAAGATTTAGTAAAGTGTTTGCTTGTTCGGCAGAAGGTTCAAAAAGTGCGGCATCAATCAAATCAGAAATATACTTATCTTCTCCAGCAGATGACAACGGCATTGTTTCTTGTGGGGGAGGAGCAGGATTATCTATGACGCTTCCAGCTTGCTCTGGTGGGGCTTCATGACCCTGTGTAGGATCTTGTCCATCTTGTTCCACCAAAAATCTTTGATAGTCTCGGATTAGTTGTAAAGTTTTGCTCATGATTAATAATTAGTTGGGATTGTGCTAGTGCGTCTCGTGTTTTGAAGTGCCTTTTCGATTTCTCTAGTGCTGTCCTCATATGTCTTGACAGCTTTTCCAGCAATATTTTGACGTTTCTTAACAGCGGTCTTAGCTCTTTGTGCAGAAGTTCCTAAGCCTCTTGCAGCTAATCCTTTTAGTCCAGAATTTGCTTTAGCTCCAAGTTTTTCAACTTCTTGATCGACTTTGTATGCACCAGTTCCAGCTTCAATACTTTCAGCTTCTTCCTCATTACCAGAGATGTTGACAGCAATGGTTTTGCTACCAGTATCAATGTAAAGCATATCAGTATCCCTAACCAAGGATACTTTGATTCCTTTAGATTTCAGAAAATCTATCAATTCCCACTTGGGATCACCGGAATTTTGTGGATTGAATTCTTCGATTAAATGAAGGAACTTACTCATTTACATATTTAATGCATTATGAGCAACTTCGAAGAGACTTCTTTAAAAAACTTTCCCATATCTTTCAATCCTTCCTTTTCCAGATATTTTTTGATATGTTTAAACGTTTTAGGTTTGGTTTCCTTTGCAAAGAATAGTTCAAGCCTAGGAATCAACTCACTATCCTCGAACCTGAGTTTTGTGACAACTTCATCGAAGTCCATCACATCCTCCAAAACCTTAAATCCAAATATTCTTTTGATTTTGCCTAGGAGTTTATTTCTGAAAGGATCTTTTGTCAGAGAATTGCTGTAGAAGCAAAGTTGATAAGGTAATTCCTGATTCTTGATGTTATCACAAATAACTTGCAAAAATGCGTGCGTATAAATCGTTTTGTTGTATTTGTTGGTGAAATCAAATGATACATCCAAAAAGCATCCCTTTAAAATCTTAGCAAAGTATATATTGGTCTCCCTAAACAAAACGTCAATATCCATGAAGATGATACCAGTATCAGTAAAGATAATGCTGGTATGTTTTTCCTCAGTCTTTACTTCATAATAGTTCATTGGAGTGGGTAGTAAGCATTTGGCCATTTCATATCCTCAATGGGTTGTTCCTCATTAAGATTTATTGGACCGATAAAGTCTCGGTGTGTTTTACAAGCCTTTATAGCTTTTTCCTCTGAATCAAAAATACCACTAAGGGACCATTGATCATCACTTGGACCAATATAAGTTCCCATAGCCCAAAGTTTTGTTGTTTCGCTCATAATAATGCTTATACCACATTAAAAATTAAAGTCAAGCTTGAAGTTTTTGTATTTCTCTCTTAAATGAGCAGGCATTTTACATAAACGAATATTAATTATGCCATTTAGGTAATCATCAGAAGAAATTGCATTATTTTGTAGTTGATATAATAACTCTAGAAAAGAGGCTTCCCATTTACACGATGCTACATCTAAAACTTCTCTAGTAAAGTTTTCTTTACCAAATTCTATTAAGTCTTTTTTTAATTGCTCAGAAGAGCCATAATATTGCATGTAATTACTTGGTTTATTAATCTTTCTCTTTCTTTTTGTTCCCTTTAATGGTGGTTTAGTTAATTTGCTCCACAATTGACACTTACCTATATACTTCTTACCAGTAATTGTATTGGTAATGCAATAAATTATGCTGAAATGTTCAGTTTCATTTATGTTTTCTGGTAAATTTACCCAATCGCTCATGGGATTACTTAGCTTTTCAGGAACAAAATCCTTAAGTACAATATAGTCGCGTAGCGACAGAGTAAGGTAGCTATAACTAGCCAAATAAACTATTTTTCATCTAACATATTGAATATTGAAACTTTTAGATTAATTAATGGGTGTAGTGGGCGGGCTTTGGTACAATAATAAATAGAATTCAATTATAATAGTCTATATTAAATAACCTGACTATACTTTGAATGATGTTATTGGTTATGGTTACATCAACATCAATAATAATATATTATTATTAATTACAATTTATACTTATAAAGAATAAGATATTGTACCATTTACACTTTTGTCGCGTAGCGACTATTTATGTACTAATCGAGTCTAAAGCCAGATTCGCATGCCGATTGCGAAAGTCAAGCGGATTTCTTCGACTTTTTCTTCTTTCTTTTCACAGAACCATTTCGAGAAACAATATTTCCTCCGAAAATGGACACGGGGATGCGTTGATCACCTGTGGCATAGTCGTCATCGTTTTCTTCTCCTAAGTCGCCTGTGCCATCGCTGGACCCACCTAAAATTGATCCTGCGTCCATATCTTCCAAAATTTGTTGATAAAGATCGGCAATTTTACCTTCTTCTATAGTTGACAATCTTTTACTCATATGTTATTATTTAATACATATGAGAAGTAGGGTTGTCGATATGGACAGAGTTGGTGGTGTTGAAGGATTACAAAATCTTTTAGACTCAAACCCAACATGGAAATTTGTGGGTGGTGGAAGTTGTATGGTATCCAACACTTATACAACTAAAGGTGGAAACGGTAGACCTTCTATGACCTTCTATGATGTTTTCTGACCCACCATCCAAAGTTAATTATGGAGTATTTGAGACCGCAGGCGAACACATGTTTATGTTATGATTGATTACGATAGAGAATACGAACGTTTAAAGAGAGATTTTTCCGAATGGTGCTCTTTTGATCGAATGAACATTGGTGATAAAGCCATGGGTGCGGTCAACAAGAAACAATGGGTAGTAGCTCGTTTATTTGACTACAAGAGGGACAGAGACAAGCTTGGGAAACAAAGAACTGCTCTTATTAGGGAGAAGCTCGTTGAACTTGAGAAATCTTCACCCGTTAACTTTGTGGCGAATAAAGCTTTGGTTGAAAATATTTCCAAATCGGAAGATTTAGAGCCTCTAAATCAGCAAATCAAGGATTGTGAATTCCTGATAGCATATTTGGAGAGTGTGGTTAAAATGATCACATATATTGCACAAGATATCAAGAATATCATCGACGCAATTAATTTAGAAGACAAATAATATGAAAGAATCAAAATTACCAGCATCATTTAATGCAAGAGACTGGGCCGAAGAGTTTGTGGAGATCGTAAAAGAGAATCCTTTAATCGCTACTGATATAGCTACGATGACTGGTTGGTTCGCAAATGCTTTAATGAGAGGCTGGGATGAGCGTGATTGGCGACATAATGATGATTGAATTGGATTATAACAATTCCTATAGAAGGGGAAAAATATTTGGTGATCCCGACTTAATTTTTAAAGTCAGGGATCACTTTTCTGTGGACAAGGTAGAAGTTAATAATCCCAATGCGAAAGATCTCCGATTTGATATTGAAACGAAGGACTATGCAATCCAACCAACTGGATATTTTGATTTCGGATTAGCATCCGAAATTGAGCATTTCATACAATGTTCAAATATTCCATATACTAGAACAGAAAATTATGAAAAGAACAAAGATTGTGGATACTCTTCTGGTGATATTTTTGATGGGCTTAATTATCCTAACCGCTATTACGGACTGGATACACTACAAATTTGCCTCCAAGAAGGGCGCGGGACAGTAGTTTGGGCAACTGGTGCAGGTAAAAGCTTTCTCCAAGCATCTCTAGTTGAAAATATATGGAGAAAATCTGATAGACCATTCAAATGCATAATTGTAGTTCCGGGATTGAACCTAGTTCATCAGCTTGTGGACAACTTTGAGGAATATGGTGTGAATTTCACTTATTCTGGGTGGACTGGTGGAGCGAAAGGTTTACCCTTGCAACAAACAGAAGTGGTTATTTCTAATAGTGAGAACTTCAATTCCAAATTTGATGATAACCTGAAGTGGTTGAGAGAAGTTGATTTGGTTTTAGTTGATGAGTGTCACAAAATCCGTAAGGGGAATGTCCTATCCAAGAACATTGGTAAAATAAAGACTCCCCATAAGTTTGGGTTCACAGGAACCTTGCCTAAGCCACAAGTTGATATCTGGAAGATCACTGGAAGTTTTGGTCCAGTTGTATACGAAAAGAAATCCAAAGAGCTTAGAGATGAAGGATTTTTGACCAATGCTAGGATCAAGATGGTGAAACTGATGCACCCTAATGTCCGATATATGAACTATAAACGCGAATTAAGCTTTGTATATCAGTCATTACAGAGAAACCACACAATCAAGAAAATAGCTTCTGGATTGTCAGAGAATACATTGATTCTAGTCAACCATATCGAGCACGGTGAGAGTATTCTGAAGTTGATGGCGACTATACCCAACAAAGAAGCTTATTTTATCTGTGGAGAGATGCCAGTCGAGGAAAGACAGGACATTATCCATAAAATGGAAGAACAAAACGATATAATCGTTGTCGCCATGGCATCTATCTTTTCCACCGGGATAAATATAAAGAATCTTCACTACATACTTTTCATTGCTGGTGGAAAAAGCTTCATTCGAATCGTTCAAGGTATCGGTAGAGGTCTTAGGTTGCACGAAAATAAAAACTTCTTGACAATCATAGATGTGTATGATAATCTCGAATATAGTGAGCAACATGCTGAAGAGAGAAAGCTTATATATGACGATGAACAAATTGAGTGGAAGGAAATCGAAGTAATTTTATGAAGAAAAAACGTGCTCTTGTAGAAAAAGAAGAATTCTTCAATGGATTTGAGAAATTTGTTCCCGAAGAAAAACCACCTTTGGAACAAGTGGTTAAGAAGACCAAAAAGGTTAAGACTGAATTGGAACTTAATTACTATGTTTCACCGAAGCTATTCCGTCAACAAATCCAAACATATTACGAGTCAGACATCATGAATGATGAACTTGCTATGAATCTGGTGAAGATTGCCGAAGGACTCAGTTACAAATACAATTTTATCAACTATACTAAGACTTGGAAGGATGAAATGATCGGTGATGCAATCGTTAAGATGTATACCGCTCTAGAATCCAAGAAATTTCGAATAGAATCAGAGTTCTCACCATTTGCTTATTTCAATCAGATTGCTTGGAATGCTTTCTCTAACCGAATCAAAAAGGAGAAGAAACAACACGACGGACTGGAAGAATATAAACAAATGTGTTATGAGGATTCCATGAATGATCCAGAATCACAAGGACATGTTTACGTTAAGCCAATGATGGATTCAGATGAAAACGATGGAGGATACGACGACTAATGTTTGACACTCATAATTATAGAACTGGCGACTCTTATACTAGAGTCGATGTGATAGAAAAAAGAGCAGCAACCGATGAATCTGTCCGTCTTCTTAGGGAGATGGAAGAAAAGGCACTGAATAATATCTTGGCTTGTGTCAAAGTTGATGATAACGAATTCAAAGCTACTTGGTGGACCTATACCGACAATTTTTCATATAATGATAAAGTTGGATGTAGATTTAACTTGAATGGTAAACAATATGAATTCAAAATTGACCTACCTTGCAAGTATTCTGGTAATGTTTCCGAAATTGGACTCTTAGTTAAGAATGCTGTTCAAGAAGAGATATCAAAGATTTTGACACTGGATTTGTTTGTTAATAGCGGTAGAATAATCAGAGACGTATATGCTCAAAAAATCTAAAGTAGCCATTTTCTCAGATCTTCACTTGGGGGTTCATGGTAACTCCGAAGAGTGGCATAAGATCGCTCTTGAGTGGGCGGATTGGATCATTGCTGAATTGAACGAAAAAGGTATCAAGGATATTTTCTTTCTTGGTGACTTTTTTGATAATCGTGCAGAGATCTCGGTGCAAACATTGCATATAGCATCTATCATCCTTGATAAGTTTAGAGATTTCAATCTTTTCATGATTATCGGGAACCATGATGCGTTCTATAAGAACCGTTCCGACATTCATAGTCTTGGTCTAGCCAATGGCTACCCGAATATCACTATTATCGATAAGAATTTGGAGTTTGAAGACTATGGCAAGAAATTACTATTTGTTCCATGGGAGAACGAGCTTCCTAAAGGGAAATTCGACCATATTTTTGGACACTTTGAAATTCAGAGTTTCAAGATGAATAATTTCAAGGTTTGTGATAAAGGATTTCAGGTTTCTGATCTTTTATCGAAAACTAAGAGTGTATTCTCTGGACACTTTCACCGTAGAAGCACAGGAACATATAATAATGGAGTTATTACATACGTCGGTAATCCCTTCTCTATGGATTTTGCTGATGTGGCCAACAAGAAAGGTTATCACATCCTAAACATCGAAACTGGTGGTTTAGAGTTCTTCGAAAACACCGTATCTCCAAAGTTTAATAAAATCATTCTGTCAAACATCAAATCTGTTAAAGAGGAAGATGTGAAAAACAATTTCGTCAAATTGGTGGTGGACTTGGTGATGGAAGATGCTAAACTGGACAAGTTCAAGGCGTATCTGAACAAATTTTCTCCTTACCGCTTGATTATGGAACACAACACAGCATCAAATACTATTGATAATGTGGAAGAACTGGATTCGATCAATATCATGGAGATGTTTGACGAGTTTATCGAACAGATGAACTTGGAAGAAGCGCAAGAGACTAGAATCAATAAGATAATCGGTGAGCTATATGAAAAATGTAAATAACACAGCAATTTTGAAGAACGCTGAATGTGTGGATTGTGGATGGGCCATAATTGATATATGTTGCAATGGGCAAGATGAACCATTTGCCTTATGGGATTGGTGGTGGTATTGTTCGAATAAATCATGTAAAAATCATTTTGGTGAAGGGGTATTTCAGAATATCCCAGATTTTGTCAAATATGAAGAAAATTGAATATAAGATACTAAATAATTGAATGAGAAAACATTCACAGTATCCAAAAGAAGCAGGGATTTATAAAATAACTAGCAATATTACAGGAAAAATATACATAGGAAAATCGGTTAATATTTATAATAGAATAGCTAGTCATAAGTCTGCAACAGAGGATGGACATCTACATAATGCTATTAGAAAATATGGTTGGGACTCATTTTCGGTAGAGATCTTAGAAATTTTTGAAGATTTTAGAATAGAAGATAACGAGACTTTACTACAAAGAGAGGCATATTATATAAATTTATTTGAATCTGCAAATAGGGATATAGGTTATAATATATGTGAATTTTCGAATGATAGAACTGGAGTATTGGCGTCAAATCAAACTAAAGAAAAGATGAGAAATAAGATAGTTTCTCAAGAAACTAGAGAAAAGATGAGAAAATCTATGCTGGGTAAAACTCATACCAAAGAAACTAGGGAAAAAATGAGCAAGGCCAGAATGGGTATGGTATTTTCCGAGTCAACTAAAGAAAAAATGAGTAATTGGGTTCGTAATGATGAGACTAGAGAAAAAATTCGACAAGCAAATTTAGGGCGAAAACATTCAGAAGAAACTAAAAAGAAGATGCGTGATGCTAAATTGGGGTGTAGCAAATCAGAAGAGACCAAGGAAAAAATGAGAAAACCTAAATCTGCTTCCCATAGAGAAAATATAAGGCTCAGTTGGATTAAGAGAAAACATGAGAAGAAAATAAGTCAAGAACATGCGTAATATAAAATATAAAACCCTTAAGATTCAGAACTTTCTGAGTGTTGGAAATGATGTGGTAGAAATTGAATTCCAGAAAGGTCTTAATCAGATTGACGGAATCAATTGCGATATCCCCGATAGAAAAAATGGTGTCGGTAAGTCTGTCGGCATGAACGCTTTCTTCTTTGCATTGTTTGGTGAAACAATCGATAAGATCAAATCCGAATTCGTGGTAAACAACATCACGAAAGGTAAAGGTATGATTGAGTTGGAATTTGATGTAGAGACTGCACAAGGAATCAATTCTTATACCATTAAGAGACAGGTGAAACCATCCAAGGTATCCTTGTTTCAAGGGATCGAAGATATCACCAAACCAAGTATCCGTGATACGGACAAATACATCTGTGATCTACTATCTACGAATGCTAGTATCTATAGGTGCTGTGATATCATGACTGTTCGTGATACTAAGCCTTTCATGGATATGAAAGCTGAAGATAAGCGTGCTTTCATCGATGACATCTTCTCTATCAATGTTTTTGGGGTTATGCTCAAAGACTTGAAGAAGACAATTACTGAAACAAAAAAGGATAGAGATATTTCATCTGCCAAATATACAGAAATTCTTAGGAACTACGAGTCTTTGGAAAAACAGAGAGCTATCATCATCAAGGAAAACGAAGAAAGAGAAGAAATTCTCCAAAAACGAAAAGATGATCTCGATGCAAAAATCGAGGATATGAAGGCTAGGATTGATGAGATAGAAATTCTAGATGTTGAACCTATCAACGATAACATCAAAAAACTCAACGATGCGTGGACTGCTTTAGATGGGCAGATTGCTAGTTGCGTTTTCAGATCTTCCCAAGCGGAAGTTATAATCAACACCAAACAATCAGAGATTGATAAATGTTCTCATATTGATTCCGGTGTCGATTGCCCGAAGTGCTTACAATTAATTGGTGTTGAACATGTCGAACGATTAAAAGGGTTGGCGACTGAATACCAAGTTGTTCTGGATGCTGCTATAGAAGAATTAGCATCCGCTAAAGCTGATAAAGAAGCTCTCAATAACAAGAAGACCAAAATTCAAACCAAATTGGGTGAATTGAGTGATCAAGTTAAAAAAGCAGTTGCGGATCAACAAAGAAAAGATTCTTACCGTGGCACTCTTGCTGATTATTATGTCATGATGGATGAAATCGATGATGACATGGGTAAGAAATCATCATCACTCGAAGCATTTGATTCTGGTCTAGAATCTGAAGGTAAGAGAAAGAAAGAAGAACTTGAGATCTTAGATGGTTTGAATGAAAAACTTGCCGATTTGGAAGTTTGTAAATTCATCCTTGGTGAAGAAGGGGTTAAGAGTTTTGTTGTTAAAAAGCTTCTAGATCTATTGAATAATACCATCGAAAAGTATCTGGTTGCACTCGGTCTTGATGTCAGAGTGAAATTTGATGAATATTTCGAAGAGATTATTACTTCTGGCGGAAAGGTTTTCTCCTATAAGAATGCTTCTGGTGCAGAAAAGAAGTCTCTGGATTTTGCATGTGCATTTAGCTTCTCTGATATGAGAAGAAAGATCAACCAAGTATCATCTAATCTGGAATTCTTCGATGAGGTTTTTGACAGTGCCGTGGATGGTAAAGGATTAGATCTTGTTATGGGCGTAATCAAAGACAGGATCGATAAAAACGATATGTCGGTTTATGTGATTTCCCATAGAAAAGAAATGGCCTCACATATCGACGGGGAGGTTGTTTTACTCGAAAAGAGGGGTAAAATTACTCGAAGAATCTAAATATAAATATGTTTCCGTCTCAAGAAAACCAAAGAATTTACAAATTATATGAATCCCCTGATAATATCAGGGTTGGTGAGAAGAGGTATAATTATGACGACAGGTCTCTGGGAAACTACACGTGCATAATTGATGCATATGGCCATTTTGTCATGACAAATAAAGTTCAAGGTCATGGTGAACTAAGAAGACTCGTCAGAGCGAGCACTGATCTTTCTGATATGGTGAAATCGAATACGGGATCGGATTCGGCTACAAGAGAATTAGCGGGTCAAACAAACGAAATTCGAATTTGGCCCAAGTTTGAAATTGTGAGCATGTGGAACTTGTATGGTCTTGGGGATTATTTGCCAGCTATTTTTGCAGCTATCACTGCCGCTGGTGGAAATCCAGAGACATATATGTATGATAAATATGACTCCGATGGATATGTGTCATATGATGAAATAGTTGCAGAAGAATCTACCGATGAGGATAGGAAAAAACAAGCAGATGCAACTGCACAAAAAGCAAGAGATCAAAAAAAACTGGGTGATTATATGGCCAGAAGTAGAGACAAGGATTTTGGTTTGAATACTGGAGAACCTTCCTTTTACAACCAGAAGAAATTACCTAGATTTTAAAGTTGACAATAAAACATGATGAAATAAATATCGTCATGTTCGTCAATGCTAGCCCATTTGTGTCCCCATTTCCAGCTTCTCCCTATGTTGTAAAAACTCCTGAAAAGGTTGTTGTTCGAGAAGAACCAAAGGAGAATAGATATCTGAATTTTGCTGCTGGTAGAGATGGTTGTTTCGCATATCGTCGTGGATTCCTATCCAATCATATCAACATGACCGGAATCGGTGATTGTATGGATACCACTAAAATGGTTCTTGATAAGAACTTCTATTACGGGTTTAAAACCATCACTCTACAAAGACAAGCATCTGCTCACCAAAAAGAGTTTATGTCTTTCTTGAAATCTATTCAGAAAGAAATTGGGTTTAAATTAATCTACGAAGTGGATGATGTTGTCTTCAGAGAAGAGATTCCTGACTATAATGCATCAAAATTTGGCTTCGACTCCGAAGAGATTCGTCAGAATTGTATTGATATGATCAATATGGTGGACGAAGTCACGGTTACATGTAAATTCATGCGTGATTTATACATCGAAAAAACTGGTAAAAAAGAGATTTCGGTTGTCCCAAACTTTACACCTTATTCTTGGATCGGTCATCAATACGATTATCGTAAAATTTGTGACAATTTTGAGAAATTCAAGAAAAAACCACGTATTGTATACGCTGGGTCTGGAGCACATTTTGACATGAAAAATGTCACTGGTCAGAAAGATGACTTTACACACGTTCTGAAGTTCATTATCGACAATAGATTTAAGTATCAGTTCGTCTTTATTGGTGCCTATCCGCCACCTCTACAGCCTTACGTGGTCGCCCGTGAGATCGAGTTCCACCCATGGAAGAATCTCCTAGAATACCCCACATTCTTGGCTTCTTTGAATGCACAATTATTCATTGCTCCTTTACAAGAAAACAACTTCAACAAGTCTAAGTCTGATATCAAGTTTATCGAAGCAGCGCAACTAGGAATTCCTTGTTTATGCCAAGATTTGGTGACATATTCTAGTGCGCCAGATTTCCTTAGATTCACTACAGGTGAAGATTTGGCTGATAAAGTTGAAAAAATTATAAGTTGGAAGAATCGTGCGAACTATTATCGCTTGATTCCAGAACTTCGTAAAGTGGGATCTTTCAGATTTTTGGAACTGGAACAAAATGTTGGTTCATTTCTCGAAGTCTTGGATACTGGTTACAATGATCCAAAAAGACGATTTTGGAAAATGTGGAATTGACAATTTTTGAGATCATGGTAAGCTCTGGTCATGAAGAAGAGTTCCAAGATTTGGAAAATTGTTAAATACGGTCATTCTTATTATTCTGGGCAATATATGTGTTCTACTTTTGGGCCGTATGCTATAGATATTCAAAAAATATACGACACGGAACTGGACTGTTTGTTAGATATTGTAACGGAACCAGATAATCATGGACTCAAAGTTTACAAGCACCAAGATCGTGAAGTATGTGAACGGGACTTATCCTCTAAAAAGGAATTTATACTAATCACCCCATCGACGAAGAGATGGACATTCGAGGGTAAGTATCACACCAAAGAAGAAATAGATTCAATGGACCCGTCCACTTACAAGATAACATTTCCAGATCATCCAGTAATAGAATCATACGAAAAAACGGTTTATCATTGGGTGGACGCCTTTCTTCAATGATATCAAATATTTTCCAAGATTCTCCTAGTAAGGTTTCTTGGTTTTACAGAAATTAAATTATGTATAGAAATTGCGTTTATAACAACAAAACGAAAAGTGTGCATCTCTGGACTTGGGACGCAAGCGGAAATAGAGTAAAACAAGAGATACCATTCTCCCCATATATCCACTTAGAGGATAAAAATGGGACAGATAGAAGTATCTATGGGACCACTCTAAAGAAGAAGTCTTTTGAGACTCAATATGATCGAGGAAAATTTGTCAAAGAAAGCGGAGTAAAACGCATCTTTGAAAATCTCCCAGCATATCAACAATTTTTGGTGGATGAATATTATAGGAATTGTCACGATGATGACTTTGCCCAATTTCCCCTAAAGGTATGTTTTGTGGATATAGAGTGTCCACATCCTGACAAATTTCCCGAACCTGAACTAGCAGAAGCAGTGGTTAACCTTATTGTTTGCCATGATGGACTAGGTGGTAAAAAGACCGCATTTGGACTCAAGGCATATACACCAAAAGACTCAAATGTGAAGTATTACCATTGTAAATCTGAGCATGATTTATTGAAGAGATTTATTGGTTATATCTCAAGTGATTTTCCAGATGTTTTGTGTGGGTATAACTCCAACGCTTTCGATATTCCGTATCTTATAAATCGAATCACATTTGAACTAGGCACAGACTGGGCAAATGAATTGTCTCCTATCGGTAGAATCTACGAGAAGATAAATAATGCCGGGAAATTCGGGCAATCATCCAAGGAATATGTTATAGAAGGAATGGCATGTCTCGATTATTACGTCATGTATATGAAGTTCAATATGGAGAAGCAACAGTCTTACAAATTGGACGCAATTGCTGAACAAGAACTCGGAGAGAATAAGGTGGATTTCAGGGGTAGTTTGTGGGAGTTGGCTAGAGATGACTGGGAAACCTATGTTGATTACTGTATAAAAGACGTAGATTTGGTGGTGAAACTAGACAAGAAATTGGACTATATTTCTCTACTCAGATTCCTTGCATATACTGGTTTGTGTTCCTTGGATAATGCCATCAAAACCCTCCCTTGTATGAATGGCGCAATTGCTATCCAAGCTAGAGAGCGAGGAGAGCTAATCCCCACATTTGTTAAACCCGTTACCGATTATAGAGCACCGGGTGGATATGTCTCAGACCCTATTATCGGGTTTTCGAGAAATATTGTGTCTTTTGATGCCAACTCGCTTTACCCATCTGTGATGATTTCATTGAATTTGTCCCCAGAAACAAAGCTTGGTAAAGTTGAGCAAAGCGGGGACAATGTCATAATCTATCATGTCTCCGGAAGAACCTTTGAGTTGACCAAAGAAAATTTTTTGAAGTATATTACAGAAGAACAAGCAGCACTATCAAAGTCCGGTCACTTATTTTCTCAAAAAAGAGTGGGAATTGTTCCGGAATTTTTGGACATGCTTTACACCAAACGTAAAGAAATGAAAGCCAAGATGATAGAGGCCAAAAAACGTGGCGACAAAGAAGCAGAACAGAAATTTGACACAATCCAATATGCTTATAAAATTCACTTGAATAGCTTGTATGGTTACATGCTTAATAAATATGCCCCCATGGGAGATGAGGATATTGGAACATCGGTGACATTGACAGGTCAAGCAGCAATCAAAGAAAGTAATAAGTTATTTTTGGAATTTTTGAACGCTTCGTGTGAAGATGCAGACGAAGCAACAAAGATGAATTCCGTTATTTATAATGATACGGACAGTATTTATACCTCTTTGAAGATTTTCGAAGATTATGGCATCCCGTTAAAGGGTAAAGATGGTCTTATTTCACCAGAATTTTATGCTCTATGTGATCAAATCGAAGACTATATCAATGCTGGGATGACTAAATGGGCCACAAAAAGTCTTAGAAGTACAGATCCTAGATTTGTGTTCAAGAGAGAGGCTATTTGCGATTCCGGTATTTTTATCGGTAAGAAATATTATGTTCTACATAACCTAGATGACGAAGGTATTCCAGTAGATAAGTTCAAATATAAGGGAGTAGATGTGGTTAAAACCACCATGCCAAAGGTCATTAAGCCACATATTAAGAAGATTATTGAACATATGATTTTGTCTCAGAATTTACAAGAGACGAATAACCTGTTTAATGAAGCATACGAAATCTTCAAAACATTACCGATTGAAAATATTTGTAAAATTAGTGGTATGAACAACTTCGAGAAATATTCGAAGCTTTGCAATGGTCTACAAACAGCACCAAAAATGCCGTTCGCTTTAAAGGCTGCTTATTACCATGATTATATTATGGAGAAGATGGACTTGGTTGCAAAATATGAGAAGTTTAAGTCTGGTGATAAGGTCAGAACTGTCTACGTGAAGACCCCTAACAAATACAATATCACACACATTGGGTTCAAGGAGGATTACCCTGAAGAATTCGAGAAGATTTTTGAGGTTGACTACGAAAAAATGTTTGATAAGATGGTCTTTGCTGCCATTCAGAGATTTTACGAAGTGGTGCAATGGAAATTACGTAAACCAAATGAAAACGTAAAAATTGAACTGGAGGACTTTTTAGGAGAAGATTAATATGACGATACAGGAAGCTTATTTGAGGGGTCTCGATGATAGCGAGGCCATAACTATCAAGATTTTGACACAATTAGTCAAAAACGAACCATTGGATACATACAATAATCCAAATTTAGAAGCTCTCAAGAACGCTCTCAAGATACAACTTGATTACATTAATGGATTAGCTAATAATCCTAAGAGCAATATTGCGAGATTTGCCAGAAAAGAGATAACAAATTCACTGGCACTCATTGACAATCCATAATTTTATGGTAAATTTATTCACATATGAAAGAAAAGCACGTAGCTATAATCGATCACGTAGGTCGTAACATCATCGGAAAAGTAATCTCTGAAACAGAGACAACGATTTCTATCGAGAATCCAGTTATTCTCCATTGTCAACCACAACAAAACGGTCAACTGGAAGTCCAAACTTTCCCAGTATTCTTTTTCGAGTTTATTGACAAGGCATTTCGCAACACAAATATTTGGACCTATACAAAGGCAAATATTATTACATCTGAAGTTGTTCTAGATGAGCGTATTCTTTCTCAATACGAGAAGATTAATGTAGCGCCCGAAGAACCGAAGAAAAATGCGAAAGTAATCTCTATTGACGATCTGTGATCATGTATAAAGACACCTTGGAGCGATTGGAGGCACATACGATCATTTTAGAGAGATTGAGAAGACTCTATGAAAATGAAACCAGATCGGTAATGTTTAAATTCATCGAAGAATTAGAAAAACATATTATTAAAGAATTTAAGTTGAATGACACCTGAAAATTTTACATACTGGTTACAGGGATACTTTGAGATCTCTGGGACAAAGACTCTAGATGTTAGAGAAGTTCAGATCATTAAAGATCATTTAGATTTGGTCTTTAAAAAAGTTACACCTGATGCCCCAAAAGAAGAGTTGGGATGGCAACTATTAGACACTAAGTTTACAGGAAGTTCTTCATTACTACTTTGTTAATTATGGATAAAGATATTCTAGCAGCATTAAATGTGATTGACGAGATCAATCCATACGCATCATTTTTGAATGAGTCAACATTGTCTCATATTGATGGTTATATCGACACTGGAAGTATGGTTTTAAACGCCATTATTTCTGGATCATGTCATGGTGGAGTTCCAAAAGGACGATTAACTCAATTCGCTGGACCATCACAGACATTCAAATCTGGGTTCATTCAACAGATCCTAGCAAATGCTCAAAAAGATGGACTAACTGTAGTCATTTTTGATAGTGAAAATGCTATTGATGAAGTTGGCGCAGCAAATTTGGGTCTTGATACAAGCAAAGTTAAGCACGTTCCGACCACAACTCTTGAAGGTTGTCGAAATGAAATCTATAAGTTCCTAACAAAGGTCAAAGAAAAGGGTCTTGAAGGTAAATTTATCATCGCTATTGACTCTATTGCGAACATGCATTCCGAGATGGAACTAACTCGTATGGACAAAGAGAGCACATCTGCGGATATGGGATCTTTTGCCAAGGCGGTTAAGAGCTTACTCAAGCTTTGCACCAACATGTCAACTCTAACTAAGACTACTATTATCATGTCCAATCACGTTCATGATAACCCAGCACAGATGTTTCCTTCGATTGAACAGAACATCTCTGGTGGCAAAGCTGCATACTACCTCCCTACGGTGACTGTGCAGCTTGCTAGGAAGCTTGTAGCTGACGATGACGGTAAAACTCTCGACTCTAAGCTTGCGGTCGGTCAGAAGAAGTATTCTGGCGTTGTTATTCGTGCGCTCACAACTAAAAATCGTATCATTCAACAGTATTTGGAAGGTGAGATGTATCTTTCCTTCTCAAAGGGACTCCATAAGTATTATGGTCTATTAGAAATCATGCGAGGAATGGGTGTTATCACCAACAAAGGTTCAATCTATTACGATTGGAATGATAATAAACTCGGTTTCCAAAAAGCATTCCGAAATGATACTGATCTTTGGGAGAATACTCTGATCCCAGAACTAGAAAAACGTATCAAGAGAGAGTGGTCTTATGGCAACGACAAACATCTAGAGGCACCCGAAGAGGACGAGTTGGTCGAAGACGAGTTGGATGAACCAGAATTAGTTCAGGTTAATCTTGTGCCCACAGCTTTAGATAAACTCAAAGAGTTGAAGGCTAAAGTTTCTAGTAAACTCGATTCTATTAACGCTGACGCTGAGTAAAATCTAATGCACTTGGAGGTAATCCCGTTTCCCTAGCTTTACCCAAAGCTCTGTTTCCTCTTTGGGCTAGAGTTCTGGTGACATAAGTTCTAACCATATCTTCATTAGTCATGGCATCGATGAGTTCATTCTTGTCGATGCTATTTTGGTGTCGTATTAAGAAGTCTCTAATAAATCCTTTGATATTGTCGGTCCTTAAACGTTTTTTCTCTGCACTTTCTTGCTCAGTTTTCACTTCTTCTGGTAAGTTTAGCCATATATACTCCCAAGCCGCAAATGTTGCAGCATTAGTTTCCCCATATTTACGCATATACCCTAATAGTATAGCATATGCACTATTCATAGTTTGATCGTGTCTAAACCCTGTTACAGGTCTAGCCATTTCAGACATTAATTGTCTATATGTCTCATCAAATTCCATTATACTGACCAGTAAGAATATTTGTCTGCTTTTTTAAAGCCTCTATCCACAAATTCACCCAAAGGTTTACCGAATTTAGAATCCTTGGCGACTTGTTCTTCCATATAAGATAAGACCGATTCTTGTTGGACCGGAGTATCTTTTTCTGGGACTTTGAATTCTCTAGTATTGGGGACATTTTTATTTTTTAAATATGCATTCAATTTTGCTTTTTCTTCTTCTGGGGAAACATATGTCCCTTTAAGTTGAGCCATTTTATTAGCAAAATCATCCTCATGTTTTTCGTTGAGTTTTCGGTCAAGTTCTTCTCTCCATCTCCTATGGGAAAGTAACCAATCCGAAAACATTTGTTGTTGTTCTGGGGTTTGTAGAACCTGTTTTACAACATCTTCATCATAACCTTCAAATTTATTTGCGTCTTCGACAGATTGATACATATCTTCCACATTAGAAGATTGTAGTTGTGATAAAATATAGTCAAATAATTTACCCAAAGCAGGTGGAGTGGATGGATGTTGCTTGATGTTGTTCACAAGCTTAACAAAACCTTCCATAGTTTGACCAGAACCAGCATCAATTTTTTGTTCTATTAGGTTAATAAGTAGACCGACAGATGCCTCAAATGCTTTATCGGAAATACCCTTAAGCGTTTGTTTGAGATTGTTGGAAGGATCTTTAGTTGCAAATAAACTTTGCTCTGAATTATCATCTAATTCACCAGAATCTCTCATTTTCGATCTTAGTGTAGAAATTTGCCCGAGAACATTAGAGATGTCGATAGCAGTTTGAACGTTTGGGTCAACTGCTTCGGTTTCTGGTTTCGCATTATATCTACTAGCATCTCCAAGACGACTTCTAGAGCCTTTTCTAGCCCCCATAATTTTATTCATCTTTATAATTAGATCGCCGATACTTTTTTTAGTGTCGAGATAATCATTATGATCAACTCCAGTGATTTCTTTATATTCTCTGTCTCTGCCAGTAGCTCTATTGCTATTAGAGATGATTTTTTTTAATCTTAAAAAATCATCTATTTTTTCTTCGTTGGACATCTCTTGCACCAAAGGTCCAAAATCAAACCCCCCTCTAGCCAATTTCTTCATCAAATCTCGAATATAGACACCGAATGGCGTTCTTCCTTTTTTAGAAGCGTCGAATTCCTTCTGCATTTCTTCTGGTAATTGATCATACAAAAGACTCATAACATAATGAAATCCCAATACGTCTATACCTGCCGAATTTGTTATACCTGTTTTAGCTCTTAAAATTTTTCTAAGTGGACCCCACCCAATATCTGCTTGAGGTGTTTGAAAAATAGAAATTGGCTTTGCCATTTCGGTCAAAACTTCCTGACGCTCAACAAAATAATCAAAATTCATACTATTATTTAGCTATTTCGCGTCCAAATGACTTCTGTAGAACGTTTTCTACCTTTCCCAATACCTTTTAGCTCACATAGATCCTCAAACGGCAACCATTCAGCACCTTTACTCTCACAAACAATCGTTTGACCATTCCTAGTTTGACACCATTCCCCCAAATCGTCGTAGTTGATGAACTTATTCGATTTTCTATACCATTTACCTTCTTTGATATATGGTGGATCGATGAACCAAGTTGCTGGTGTGTCATTATGTCTTTCAGAATTTTCCCAAGATTCGTGATAAACTTTCCAGTGACCTATCTTGGCCACAGTTTTAGCCAATCTGATTCTGCAATCAGTTCCCCAGAAATTCATAGTAAGATTTGGCCATTCTCTTTTTTCTGTGGCCCACTTAGACAATCTTTTATTTGGATTTTGTTTAGCAGAAGCCATCCAATAACCAATAGCCCACTTTGCTTCTTGGCACAAATCATAGTCGTCTACATTTTTATCTGGTGGGATCAGTGGGAGATTCATAATATCTTCTGGTTCGGATTTGATTAAGAAATCCAAAACCCCAGCAATAATTTCATCTTTTTCATACAGGATAACTTGTTTATGTGGATAAAGACAAGCATAACCAGCAGCACCAGCGAAAGGTTCTATGATTGTGTCATGAATTGGTTTGGGATATTTGGGAGCTATTCTGGCTTTGCTTCCGAAAAATCCGAATAAAACTGTTTCTACTTTCGCCATAGCTTTTATTTACTGTGAAGTTCTTGACTTTCAAGTGTCTGGTGCTACCATTCGGGAATGGAAATCAAAAAACCGAGGGTATTTTCAGCGACTCAAAATTTAATCCCATCAAAAACACTATTGGGCGGATACAAAGATTGGCAAACATTTTCTAGAGTTCCTTGGGGAGAGGGACACTTTGTATTCGAGGTTGGAAATAATAGATCTTTGCCAGTAGTCTATAACGAAGCAATAGAACAAGCACTTAGTGATAATGTTGACTGTCTTATTTTAGTTCATGATGATGTGATTCTAGAAGAAGATCCAATTCCTAAACTTGAACAGTTGTTTGATGGTTATGATTTGATTGGTGTGGCTGGCCCATCTAAAATAGAAATCGGAAGTCCCGCTTTATGGCATATCATGGGTGGTGGATTTCATGGCGGAACTTTACATGGTAAAGTCAATCATTTGGATGCGTTGTATGGACCACAACCAACTTATTTTGGACCATATCCCAATAGAGTAGTAATGATTGATGGGGTTTTCATGGCTTTAAGTAGAAAGCTCTTGGAGAGCGGAGTTCGCTTCGATGAAAACATCCCTTCAAAATTTCACTTTTATGATCTTGACTTTTCCCTATCAGTAGCGCAAACTGAGAACCTCAAAGTTGGTGTTGGTGATATCTTAATCACTCACGCATCACCCGGCCTTAGAGAATTTACCCCTGAGTGGCTCGCAGGAGAACAATACTTTATTTTAAAATATTCATAATACATGGTTCTAGATCTCGATGAGTATGAGAAAGTGATAGCATACAAGGCTATGACCGACTCTGAATATCTCAGCACTATTGCTGATTATATAAAGCCTGATTATTTTGAGAACCAGAATATTGCCGAGTATTTTAAAATTGTTTTAGAGTTTTACGACAAGAGAAAAAAACTGCCAACTATGGCAGAGGTTAAGACTTATTTAAACTCAGATATTCTTAAATCCAACTTCATTAAGTTGGTTAAATCATTCAAAGAATTTGATCAGGAATTTGATAAGGATGAATTGTATGCAAATACAGAGAAATTCTTAAAAGAAAGAGCGGCATTTGTAGAAATGTCGAAGATCTATGAGGATGTTGAGAACAAACTCAAAGATCCTCAGTCTGTTTTAGATGCATTTGATAGCATTTGTAAGATTAATCTGATCACTGATAATGGTATCGAACTCTTCAAAGATAAAGATAAGATCATTGACGACATTCTTAATGTTGAAAGTTATATATCCTCTGGGTGGAAATGGTTTGACGATGCGACTGGTGGTGGATTTATAGCAAATGGCAAAGCTTTGTATTTGTTGGGTGGACAAGCCAACATCGGTAAGAGCATCTTCTTGGGCAACATAGCAGTAAACATCGCCAAACAGGGTAAGAGCGTCCTTGTGATCTCGCTGGAGATGTCTGAGATGGTTTATGCGAAGAGAATGTGTTCGAACATAACCAAGATCCCGCTGAGAGATTTTAAATTCAACACCCACCCGCTTAGAAGTTTGTTAGTTGATGAAGAAGAGGAAAATCCAGAGGGTAAAGTTTATATTAAAGAGTTCCCACCTTCCACAATGTCTCCAAAACAAATCGAGGCATTCATTAAAAAACTTATCAATTCTGGAATTACACTAGATGCAATAATCGTTGATTATATCGGATTATTAACCACAACTTTTGGAGCGAACTCATATGAAAGAGGAAAATATATTTGCGAACAAGTCAGGGCATGGTCTTATCCACAAATATTTGGTATTCCTGTCATATCAGCATTCCAATTGAATAGATCGGGTTATGGTAAAGATAATCCCGGAATGGAAACCGCCTCTGAAAGTATTGGTGTCATGCAGACTGGTGATGTTGGTGTATCTATCTTCCAAAGTGAAGAGGACAAGGAATTGGGTATTATCAAATTAGGTATGATGCGAAATAGATATGGACCTATGGGAATGGTTCAGTCGATGAAAATTGAATACGATACACTATCCATCGTTCAAAGTGATGAAGATGAAGAAGTGATGGGTGATTCGGAGATGGGATTATTGGAAAGGTTAGCAAGTTAATATGAAATGGTTACTACAAAACAATATCTGGAACGAATATGGATATCATAAATTCGAAGAATCCATAATAAGCGAAGGAATTGATCATGAATTTGTTCATCTTATTCCTTTTACTGAGAACTTTACGAAGGAAATTGACTTTACACCGACTCATATATTTGGGTCTGGTAGATTTGTGAACGTTTGTAGAAAATTGGGATATCCAACATACAAATCTTTCGATCCCATCGAGACATTTTACCCAAAAGAACTATGGATTAATGGCGAAGGTGAGGATATCAAGTGGGGAGATCTCCCAAATTACGATTATAGCATTCCAAAATTCGTAAAACCATATACTGAAAAGTTTTTCACTGGCAGATTGATAGAATCCGTAAAGGATTTGGATAAAGTTCAATTAGCATCTTCATTTATCACGAATGACGAAGAAGAATTGGTGAGAATTTCCGATGCTGTCAATATTCAACACGAAGTTAGGTTCTATGTCATAGGTGGGAAGGTCATAACTGGCTCATACTATAGAGTAAATGGCCAAGTATCACACTTAGCATGTCCATGTTACGAACAACCACACATCGTATGTGAAGAAATTGTTCTAGAATATGGGAACATAGACGAAGCATTTGTAATGGATCTTGGAAAAGTTGGTGACGAGTGGAAAATCGTGGAGCTAAACAATCTAAATTCTTCTGGGTTATATGAATGTGACACCAATGCTATAGTAAGAGCGTTTAAACAGCTTGACAAATAAAAACATGGGTATTTATGATAAGAATAAAAAAACAAGAAATGGCGTTGAAACATTTGGATGATTGTGGTTGGAAGGTCCACCCAGATTATTTACATTCCCATATAAAACAAGCGATGAGCGTGGTTAATTCCATTTATTTGAAAGATGGATCTGATGAATTTTATCCGAAAGATAAAATTATGACATGTTTGAAATCTGCGTTAAAATATAAAACGTATAAAAATATGGAAAGGTATATATCAGAATGTAAATGGTACATAGCTCATATATTCGATACTATTCCACCTGAATTGGTTCCCTATGAAAAAGATTAATAGGTTAACAACCGATTACATCCATAAGTATGGATGTGGTTAGTAAAATATAATATATTTGTTAAATATATGAATGAGTGAAAAGTTAAACGGGGCGGGGATTTATAAATTGACTTGTATTATTAATGGCAAAATCTACATCGGTAAAACTGTTAACTTTAATAGAAGATTAAATCGACACAAAAATTCCTCAAATGATAAAGGAGATTCTCATTTAAAGAGAGCTATTATAAAATATGGTTGGGAGTCTTTTTATTGTGAAATTTTAGAAAGATTTGATAATTTTGACAAAGCTCTCGACAATACAAAACTTTTAGATAAAGAATCATATTATATTCAATTATTTGATTCCACGAATGTTGACAAAGGATACAACCTATGTAAATATTCCACAGATAGAACAGGAATACCTTGCTCAGAAGAGCACAAATCAAAAATTGGAAAATCTAATCTAGGAAAGAAACACACCGAAGAAGCAAAGAAAAAGATAAGTCAAACACATTTAGGTAAACCCAAATCAGACAAACATAAAGAAAAAATAAGAATAGGGCGATTGGGTAAAAAACATTCTGAAGAGACAAAGAAAAAATTACAACAGTTGAGATTGAACAATCCTAGATCCAAAGAGTGTAATGAAGGAGTGAGGCAAAAATTATTGGGTAGAACATATTCGGAAGAAACAATAGAAAAAATGAAATTAGCTAGTAAGGGTAGGAATATGGGAAGAAAGCATACAGATGAGGCCAAGGAAAAAATGAAATTAGCTAAAATCAAGAACAAATGCAATTCATCAACTTAACATGAAACAAAAAATCTTCATTTGGGCGAACTCTGATCTCGATGGTGCGGCATCGGTGATTGCCCTTGGACACATCTTTCCAGAATTTGAATACCAATCTTGTTTCTTTGGTAAGTTTCAAGAACAATATATCAAATGGGCAAAGACCAATCTTGAAAACTATGATAAAATTTTCGTAGTTGGTATGGTTATTGATCAAGATCTGATGCGAAAGCTGGATGATCCTAGAATTGTTATCATTTCTGATCGTGCTGACGTATTGAAGGTCCATGATTCTACTTTGATTGTCGAAGAAAGCACTTCATGTTGTAGATTGATTTATCTCAAATTCAATCACCTGAGAGCTTTACCAAAACCTGTAAAGGAATTGATCCTTTATGTGGATGATTACAACAGATACTCATTAACATACGATGAATCCAAGTATTTGAATGCTCTCTACCGTAAAATGGGTGTGAGAAAGTTTAAAGAGTTTGTAGAACGTTTCTCCGATGGATATGATGGGCTAACTGAAAAAGAAGTAGCCTTAGCTGATACCTTTCTCAAGGAAATCCAAGACGAATTACCCAAACTCGATTTATATACTGGTCTATGGGATGGTTGGAGCGTTCTATCTACATTCTCCAAGTGCTCAGTTAATGAGATAGCTAAGGAATTGATGGATGCACACGACTACGATATCATCATTATTGTGAATACTGACACAAAATTCATTTCTTTCAGAAAACCCCCAACTTCAACTGCCAACATTGCTAATATGGCAGAGTCATTATGTGGTGGAGGTGGTGGAGAATGGGCTGCTGGTGGCAATATTACACAAAAATTTCTGGAATTTACCGAGGATCTTACATTGTTATGAAATATAAATTTTTAGAGTTGGATAAACCCAACAAAAATGGTAGAATCTATCCTAAAGTGGATATAAGTAACATCATAATTTCATTGGAAATGAAACAACAAATAGAGGACAATCGACTCTTTGTTGAATGTAGTATGGACTCATCCTTTTCTAGACCTGATGTTGACCCAGAGAATATTTGTGGAATAGTGACAGGACTTTCTATAGAGGGTGAAAATGCTTATTGTGATATAATACCATTACAAAATAAAGCACATTTATTTGATCTTATAGACGAGAAAAATTTTGCCATCAGACCAAAAGGAATCGGATCTTTTGAAGAAGATGGCAAAACCATAAAAGACTATACTTTAGTATCACTAGCAATCACCCAAGATCCCTCATGACATTTGACCCTAGCCACAATATGATCGAAGAAGAATGTTCACACATTTTTCTATGTTTCTGCACCTTTGTTATGAACCTGAAGGGTAAAAAGCTCTCAGTTCAAAATGTATTTGTTCAAACTTTGAGCGACGAGAAGCTTAAAAACGTCATGAAAACCATGATGTCCCTTGACAATGACTACGAGCTTGTTAAGGTGTTCTTGGACTTCGATCCCAGCATTGCCAAAAGCAAGTATGTGACGAAATTCTTGAATACTAAAGATCAAAAGAATGACAAGCCTTCTAGAAAAGCATCCTAATATATGCCAAGAGGAATTTTACAATGCGATTCCTCCTTGGGAGATTTCTGAAGAAGAAGCTATCAAACTATATGTGAAACACATGAAAGAGATCGAGTTGGAAGATCCAGATTCGGATGATTCCATTCTCAGATTGAAGAAGAGTTTAAAATTTGTGTATCTATATTGCCAAGAGCACGGAATCAAAATGGAAGACTATGTAAAACATGGATCTGGACCAATGGTTGATTGTGTTTCACATTTAAAAGCACACAACATCACTTTTTACACGCTTCACGCATTGACATTCTCTGCAACCATGGTAGACTCCGAATTGTTGGAGTTCGTGATACCAAATTTTTACATCACCTACCAGAAAACGAAGAATAAGTTCTATGCTTCGAAAAAAATGAAAGCACTTTCAAAGTTGGCAAAGGAAAAATTAAATGAGAGGTTGTGAAATAAAAATTGAACTCGTAGACTAAATACTTTCCTCCTGTGGAGACTAAAAAGAAAAACAAAATAGAAAAGAAAGAAATAAACAAAATGGCAAAAAAATTCAATGCATCAATGTTTGAGAGTTTGAAAGAATCTCTCAATAAACCAAGTAACAACGGTTCATTTTCGAACCTAATGAAGTTCCCAGCGGGACATACTTACACAATCAGACTAATCCCAAATGTGGATAATGTCGATGACACATTCTTCCATCACTGGATCAACTCATGGAAGAGTAAAGCAGATGGTAGTTACATCTCAGCAATTTCTCTCCAATCTTTTGGGGAGGACGATCCAATCACTTCAACTTATTGGAAGTTGTATAAGGAATGGAAAGCAGCTAACCCAAATCCTCCACTAGGACCGGATGGTAAGAAAGCTAAGTTTGCTAATCCTATTTCCAATAAGGAACAATGGTTGGTAAATGCACTCTGGGTCAACAACCCAGCTAATCCCGAGTTGAACGGAACTGTTCAAATTCTCAGAATGGGGTTCCAACTGAAGGGATTGATTGACGATGCGATGACTGGTGATCGTGCCGAAGAATTCGGCGCAGCAATCTTTGATCTATCAAAGGATGGTGCTGATCTCAAGATCAAAGCAGAAGAACAAGGCGAATTCACAACCTATAAGAATTCATTCTTCACAACCGTTTCTAAATTGGATCTGGATGACGATGAAATCGAAAAGGTCTATGAACAAGTTCATGATCTGAAGGCAATCTATCCGGTTAAGACCAAGGATGAGTTGATCAAACTTCTCGAAGACCACTTCTATGTTGGTGCCGAGAAGAAATTGGAAGTCAAGAAAGCTCTTAAAGACATCAAGCAAGAGGTTGCCCCTGTTGCGGATGAAGGAGACGACGATGAAATTCCGATGGAGTTTGACGAACCTGTAAAGGCGGAAGTCAAAGAAAAAGTTAAGCCTGTTAAAGAAAAGGTTAAAATATCACCTGTCAAGGATGATGTTGATGAACTTCTTGAAGGGTTGAACGTAGGTTAATCATAATTATGTCCGAACAATACGAACCACTCAATCCAGAAGATATTGGTCTTTTGGTAGACATTGCGGGTCCGGTCTATCAAGAGTCAAAATATATTGATTCTATGACAGGACAACCACCTCAAGATAGTAGGGGAGCTATTACGTCGGGGACTAATCAATTGAAGCAGGGGTTGGAGAGAATTGTCCAAACGGCAATTCGCCAACCCCCACCTCTTCCGGGTTATAGGCAACCTGCACCACAGTATGTACCGATTCCTATATCGGAACCTATACCAACACATTATTATCATGAACAGCCTTCAACAGCAGTTCCAAATATTGCAAACTTCGGTGAACCAAGTCCTCAATTGGAATTTGATTTCAATTTATCAGAACAGAAGAAGACAAACGATCTTCTTGAAAAGAACAATAAACTCTTGCAAAAGATCATTCAACTGTTACAATCGAAAAAATTAGATGAGCCAGTCAAACTTAACACTCAAGTCAAAGGAAATAATCCAGTTTCTAACAAGCCTGTCTAAACTTAGCGATTCTTCTATCTTAGAAGTAACTTCTGATGAAATATACTCCATCGCCGCTTCTGACGATAGGAGTATGTTTCTTTGGTCTACTTTGAGTGGAGACTTTGAGTTTGAGACGACGCTAAATCTACCATCTTTAACCAAGCTATCTGATCTATTGAAGATGGTTGGCGACGATGTCACATTTAAAGTGTTGAGCAACAAACTTTCATATAAAGGGAACGGTGTCAAGTTTGACTATCACCTATATGATGAGGGCATCTTGAATAAACCGAAGGTCACACTCAAAAAGATCAAGTCTCTGACTTATGATTATGAGTTCTCGTTCACCAAGTCTTATTTGAGACAGACCATTCTAAAGAATAGTTCTATCCTAAAGGATACCAACAAACTGTATATCTATACAGAAGACGATCATCTTGTTTGGAATCTCGGAGACCGAACCAAAACAAATACAGACAACCTAACTATTATAGGTGACAAGGTGGATTTTGAGATGGATGAATTTATCATGAATCTAGATAATCTACGTTTAGTGGAATTTGGATCATCCGAAGTGGCGAAATTTGAGGTTTCTAAGAATGGGATCGGTAAGATATCAATCGATTCTGATCCGTTACAACTAAATTATATTATATCATCTCTCACAAAATGACTCACAAAAATAAAATTACGACTTTCAGCTATTTCCTTAAAAGGTTAAGAGATTCTGGATTTATCGCAATCAAGGTATTTAAAGACTATGCCATCATAGACCCACGCAGATGGACTATCATGGTAGATCCCGAAGGAGCATCCTTACTTATAACATGTTATGAGAACAAAGACTTCCAAGGTGATATTGTATTTGAATTTAATGATGGTGGAAATAAGTTCCCGAAGAATTATAATCTGAAGACGAAATCCATGGAGATTATTGTAACTACTCTGATTGAGCGAGGGATCTCTCAAAAAGAGGATGGTTGCTCTTTTGAAAAAAAGAGTTAAATAGTTTAATGGAAGAGGAATTCGAAGATTCTAGTAAACTATTGAGCGAGCAAGAGTTGGAAGCACTTCTGAAGGAAGCTTTAACGACCAAACTAAAAGGTCAAAAAAAAGTTCCTAAGAAGGTTGAACTTAACAAGGCTTTAATTTCCACATTAACCGAGTTCCTCACATGTTTCAAAATTCTAGGTTATGATTACAACGGAGATCCGGTTAATCTGACGGTCTATAAAGAAAAGTTGGAGAAATCTGCTTTAGATAATCAGTTTATGGAAGAGGTTAGTAAATTCATGAGTAGTAAAATGGGATGATCTGGAAGAAACCTAAATGGAATAAGGCTTTAGCTCTTGGCGACACTTATGGTGTTCTCGATGGTGATTATAAAGGATACACACTAATTTATATTAAGAGTGTAAAGAACCAACACGCATTCTGCTCTATCTTCGATGGGAAGATGGATTATAGTTGGATTCCGAAAAAAGATTTTGATTTTGGACTGGAGAATGGTATTATCGAATTTGCCACCATCCAACCTAGCCTAGCAGCAAAAAATGAGATTAAAAAAATTGCCGAACCTAAAATCAAAGATCCAGAAGGAGTTTGATTTTGATTTGCCAGTAGATTACGTTGTCTCTAAATTTTATGAGTTGGGCTATAAGGTTAGTCATAACAAAGCTCTAGGTAGTTACCAATCATGCTGCCCTCTGTGTAGAGAGGGTAAGTCATGGGGTAAAAAGAAACGATGTGTTTATACCCCTTCAGAGGGTATTATCGGTTGTTATAATTGCGGTGAAGTTTTGTCCACGTATAATTGGATCAGACGAGTCTCTGGCATGACTCATAAAGAGTTGGCTGATGCTCTAGAAGCTGATAATTATGATATCTACACAACATTCGAGGAAAATACTCGACCAGAGATAGTTGTTGCTACTCTCCCAGAAGATTCTATCAATCTTTTTGACCCAATTCAGAAGAAATTCTATGCTAATGATAAGAAGGTCAAGTTCACTCTGGACTACATCAAGAAGAGACGACTAGACACGGCGGTAAATCGCCCTGATGCCCTCTATATCAGCCTCAAGGACAAGTTCCAAGGTGATAGACTAGTCATCCCATTCAAGGACGAGCAAGGGGATATTGTGTTCTTCCAAACTAGGAAGTTGTTCGACTATGACGACAAGCCAAGTTACCTTTCTAAACTCAAAGCAGACAAGACTTTGTATGGGATTGATAAGATTGATCCTAATATGGATACCGTCTTCCTATTCGAGGGACCAATCGATGCATTCTTTGTCAAGAATGGTATTGGAGTGGCTGGTATTAATAAAGGTCATCATACCTTAACCCCTACTCAGAAGGAACAGATGGAATCTTTGAGACTTTTCAAAAAGATTTGGGTTCTAGATTCACAATGGAAGGACGAGACCGCTAGAGAGAAGACTATATCTCTTTTGGAATTGGGTGAAACCGTATTTATCTGGCCAAAGAAGTGGGGAGAGGCTTACAAAGACCTCAATGAGATGTGCATCGACTGTGAAATTGACCAAATCTCACCGGAGTTCATAAAAAAGAACGCTGTTTCTGGAATGAACAGCGTTCTTAAATTTAAAATGATGATTCGTTAATTCGTCTAGCAGAAAGCTTGACAAATTGGGAAAAGTTGCTATGATACAGAGACATCAGAGGGCTTTCCGACGATAAATCAAATACTCAAAATACTCAAAATACTATGACAATCACAAAATATGACAGCTCTAAAAATAAAGACTTTATCTATTCATCAATAAATGATTTACAGATCGATAAATCTCAGGGGGATGCTTACAAGGTAAGATTGAATAGTATGGGTATAGACTGCTATACCCCTAGAAATGGATATGCTATCGCACCAGTCATAGTTGAAAACGGTGATGAACTTTTCAACAGGTCTCTGTTTTTTACTTTAATGTCTGGAGGAAATCAAAAAATAAAGACAACCACCAAATCTATCCCAAAAACCAAACCAAAAACAACCATGAAACAAGTTGCCCCCGAAGTGATGTATACCCTTGATCACTTGAAAAAACATTTTATATTCGATAATATTAAAAAAGGAGGTGATCGTTTAAGAGTTAAACGTTACAACTCTGGAATATACACTTCTAAAGAAAGAGTTGTATATATCGATGGAGCATCCCCTAATACTAGCGGTAAAGTAGAAATTGGTGCTAATACTTATGATATTAGAGCAGTAATCAAGTGTTTAAAAGATAAACATCATTATTATCCGATTAGATCGTCCATCATCACACCAAATTTGAAAGATATTACCAAAGATGGTAAACTAGTATTTGGTATCGATGAAATTGATTGTGTATTAAAAGTTAATAAGGTTCGCTGGAGCGATGTTGAACAATCAGAAGATCAAATGACTTTAGAATTGGATGATACTACCCCTGTTCTAGTAGATACTAGATTTGGTAATAATCCACCAGTTCCGGTTCCGAGTGAACCTCCTGTCACCACATACAAATATTTCGTGAAAATATTTGGAGACGATGGATTATCGTATCAAGTCCCATTAACCGCAGAAAATACGAAGAAGACTCTATCCTTTTTGACAGAGTTGGTGAGTTAAACGTATTTATATCTGCTGTTTGCAGTTTGCGCCATGAATCCTAAGAAGTTTTGATGCAAGGATGCCAAGTCAGCAGCCACACGGGAGATCTTAGTTTGTTGTGATTGCTTCATTTTGTCCATAACTGTGTCTGGTTCAGCAGCAGCAAGACGAGATTGGATAGAAGTTGGATCTTCAGAGTTTAGGAACGATAGGAATCCTTCGATTTCGGTGATCCAAGATTGAAGTTCATCGATAGTTTGTTGATTCTTTTGAGACATCGCATCAGCAACTTGCTTGGATGTCTGGTCAACCTCACCATTAGTGTTGGGAGTCATATCCAGTTCAAAATCTGCTGGATTAGTCCCATCGTCTAGGGATGATTCCATAGCTGCGCGTTCCATGTCACTCGCATCAGATTCACGAAGAGCTAGTATGAAATTCTTTTTGAACTTAGTCATGAGTATATTTAGTCAAATGTGTTAAATATTCCTATGGCTACTAAGGGAGAATCTCCGTATTCAACAAAATTTGCATCACCAGATATAGATCATAATCTAGATCCGTCTGCACAGATGAAGAAATATAAAAAAGAGGAGAGAGAGACCCATGCTGGGCCTAATGCTCTACCATATGAGATGCAGAACCTACCACAATACTTTGGCGCTATGGTGGACAACGGAATGCAGGCAGCTAAGTGCATCGAAGATCTTTTAAAGACAAAAGATGTCAAACATAAGGAAGAACTCCTAAAATTGAAGAAAAATACCGAGAAGATGGTCCTATATCTCATGCAAAATGTTGATTATGTCCTCGAAAAATACACCATCGGTGCTAAACACGCGATGGATGACCTCGAAGATGCTAAGTTAGAAGACGAATTGTATTGATTTTTGGTCAAAGACTGCTAAAATAGGGTATGTTAAACGATATTTGGAAGAAGCGTGCGGTCATTTTTGGTGTTTGGACCCTATTAATACTTGCATTCTCCGCAAGTTCACCATTTGGTATAGAGTTCAAGACGATTTTCCCTATGCTTCTCGCGGCACCTTTGGGGGTGTTAACATATCTGATGTATAAAGATCCAGATCCACAAGATAATGAGGAAATTATAGCTCTCACAGAGACTATTACAGACTTTGAGAAGATTGTGGAAGAACAAATCATCGTAATCAAGGAATATGAAGACATTTTTGATACTCAACTGGTAGAATTACCATGTGTATGTGGTGGAAACACCTTTAAAGGTCTGTTTTCCCCAAATACAGAGAACTTAGTGGAGTGTGAGAAGTGTAAAAATCGTTATCAGGTTACTATTAACTACGATACGGTGCTTTTGAGTGAACCACTCGACCAGAAGTCTCTCGAAAGAGAACTTGGGCAAATCTAATCATAAAACACTAGGCCATAATCAGTTTAAATGAAAAGAAAACTGAGGGATAGTGATGTGGCGTTGTGGAGATCGTGTTGTTTTGATAAACTAGTGGAGTGGGATTGCTATTGTTCGTGGGGTTGTAATAGTTGTGATATTTCTTGGCAGTGTTCGATCTGTAATGCCAGATATACAGACTCGGATGTAGCCAGATTGAAAGATAAGTGTAAAACACTAGTGTAAATTCATTTAACCCTTATGAAAACAGTCTCAATAGAGAAGCAGGATGGGTCCATGGAGGAAATGGGCGTGGAAGAGTTCACAAGATGGATGTGTTTAGTAGAAGCGTTCCACTTTATCGAAGAAAAAGCTAAAGATCTTAACGTTGATTGGGTAGATTTGGTCAAACCCTTAGCGGTTGAGACTTATATCAAGTCCAGATACGATGGAATGCTCCATGATGTAAAGTGTGAGGTGGAATTAGGGCTATTATGACTTAATAACACCTTTGAAGTGCTCTTTTAGCTGTGAAGTATCCAAACCAAGTTCTTCGAAGCCGATTAAGTAGTTATTATACCTCTCAGAGAGGATATTCGGGTATGTAATACCATTTGGTCGTTCGAAACGATGTAACCATCTTAAAAATGGGAGACACAGAGTCTTTTTACCATGTTTACGATACTTTTCATGGATGTAACCCTCTTCTCCACCAAATCCTCTGAAGTCTTTGTTGTAACCCAGCCAAGAGTCTTTACGACAAGAGAACAATCCCATGCCTTGAGCGGGTATTTCGAATGGTTCATCGTAAATATTGATACCCCTAGGGTCGGTTCCCCACTTTCCCCACATATATCCATCCCATATTAAGTCAAAATGAGTGGAAATACTCTTCATATCGTCATAAACGAGTGGCCCTTGGAGTAAATTACCATCATCTAGACCAGCCTCGTAAAACATTATGAGTCTTTTTAGAGATCCGGGGTGAACCAGAACATGTGAGTCTAAACAAAGAACGTAAGGAGTATCTGCAAGATCAAAAACCTTATTTTTTACTGAAGTTGACTTGTATTTGGTGAATGGGAGGTATTGAACAGGCTCTTTAATCCATTCCAAGAGTTTTCGATTGGAAATTCCATGATTACTATTGGGATTGTTGTCAATAATGACGAATTCAATGTCTTCTAAAATTTCTGGATGAAACATTCGAATATTTTGGATGGTGAAATACAATCCATCGTAATCATCGTGAGTTGCCATCCCAATTGTAAGCTTTTTCATACTCTAATTATCAAAAATTGAGATAATTGCAACCTTCTTCGGGTCTTATTGACATAAAACTAAGAGATGGGGCTAATGTCGTAGAAGTAGTGGGTATTATAGGGGCAGCAGTGGTTGTAGTGGTCACAATATTAAGAGAAAGAGACTTGTCTGCGACTGGTGGATTGGTTGTGATGGACACATTCAACCCATTAATAGTCGTCGGTAAAACAAATACTAATTCTTCTGGAAATAATTCTTCTAAACCTTCATCGGGACAGCAACAAACACAAGAAAGTTCTTCTGTTTCTGTCCCATCTGGACAAGCAAAATCAAAATTAAAGGAAAAGCTTTCTCCGTCCCCACCACTATATGTTAAATCTTGTATGACTACAGGGTTGACTAAATTAGAACCCACTAAATCATATGCTCTGATCCCAACAGTTCCGAAATTTCCGAACCCATTCATTTGAACATTGATCATGTTCAATGTATTTGTGCCAATATTTAATAAAGCATCATCGAACCTGTAAACATCCATGAGTGCTAATGGACAAGGAAAATCTGGTTGGGTTATAACTAAAGTCGGATCAACTGATCCTATAAAAACTGCACCAACTTGAGCATCCGCATTTAAATCCAATAATCCTAAGAGAGTGCCATTGATCACAATATTAAAATTGTCATCGATAACAGAGTTTTCGTTACATATTTGAAAAACGATAACTTTACCGGGACAGAGTGCCATTTCTTAAAAATTTAAATAGTTACAATTAGTGTCCCCACATTTACAAGGATTTGTAGTAGAAATAGTGGTGGGGGGTGAAGTCTGAGTCGTAGTAGAAGTCTGAGTCGTAGTAGAAGTTTGTGTAGTATTTATATTAACAGATAATGAAGAAGATTTAATATTTGGTGTGGTCAATAACGAAATAGATTGCCCATTTACTGGTAGGGGGAGTGTGAAAACCAAAGGTGCTATTGTTACAGTCGAAAAATCATCTGGACAACATCCACAGCAAGGCTTTGTAGTGGGTTCTGGCGAAGATGTTGTTGTTGTTGTTGTTGTTGTTGTTGTCCCAGAGGGTGCTGGTGTCGTCGTGGTGGTCGTTGGTGGAACCAACGACACACTTATCCCATAATCACCCACGACCGACCCAGAATATCCCCTAGCCTTTACCCAATACTCTGTCCCTGCTGCTAGACCCCAAACAATTTTGGCATTGGAGCCAACACCGCTATCATCATCCGACGTTATTAAAGTGATCGCATCTGTTTCATATAATTCTAAAAATGTATCAATCGAGCCATTCGTTTCTATTATATAATCGCCAGAAAAAATTGTGAAAAAATTATACCACTCTTCTTCCGATGGATCGAAGTATGACGCATATGGCGGGTCATTAACAGTCAGAAGAACACTCATCTCCTATATTTAGAATGGTATAGCCGATATACCAGATAATAATGTAAATGTTGTAGGTATGGATGCGGTTAAAGCAATCATAGGAATAATTTCATATGAAGGTAATTCTGTGCTACCATTCACATGAAAATTTTTCAAAAACATGGTTGATGGTGTGATGGAAACAGAAGATATCGGAGAACAGAATGAAAATCCCGGATAAACAATAGTATTATCCGATATCTGTAAACTACTTATAGTCACAGAAGTCAAATTTCTAAATTTATGATCGGGAGTTTTATAATCCACATACAATTTCTTCCCGGCATTAGAATATCTAAATCTCAAGGTTTGGTATACCTTGGTGGAAGAAGATAATACAAATCTTGTGTCTAATGCCGACAATGCTTGATTAAAAATCACAGAATTGGTCGAATCTCTTATAACCAAACTATTAGCTTTAATAGATGATCTCGGAACACCAGATCTTATCGGAGTCGATAGTGCGAAATATCCAGTGGAGTCAAAAGCGATACCTATAACACTACTCAAAAGAGGATATCCTAGGTAATGTCCCGGATATGATGTTAGTCTCGGATTTAGTGTTAAGTATGTGCAAAAACCATGTTGAGATCCGGTCAAAGCATATGTAAAACTCCAGACAACATCCCAGTTTAGGTTGTAGTCTTTTTTATCATCAATAAAACCAATATACTTGGCACTTGATGATAATGATATGTTATAAGGGAAAGCCATCTTAATATGATAGTAACAAGGTCACAACAGCATCAGCCTTTGATCCATCCGCGCTTAAAACTTGAACTTGGCAACCAGTTGAAGACATAAATGTGGTTCTGGCAGAATATCCAACAGATGGAGTAATTCCAAATATTTGCACATTTGGTATCAAGTTTGCCGTGGGTAGTTGGGCATATTTGAATACGTAATGTCCAGTGGACAACTTATCAACCGATGTTATATGTCTAGAATAGTTTATAGTTGATGTGTTGCCATCATACTTGGCATATAATTGATTTGATTGGATGACTATATTGGAAGAAAGCGGGTTCATAGCAGAACCCGTAGAGCTTAGTCCATTAGAGGTCGAGGTTAATCCGCTAGAAACCGTAATAGTTTTTGTGGAAACCCTTTGGAATGGAATGTTTGCAGATAAGCCTATTCTACCACTATTTAAAATCAGTGGTGCATCGATTAGGTCAATACTCACAGAGTTGGCAGATAATGCATTCAAAGTTATCACATTTGATGAGTTGATGCTGATCAAATTACTTCCAGATGTATAAATCCCACCAACTTCTTTCCAGTCGGTGGTATTGCTTCCAATATTTCCAGATAGTGTGTATAATTTGTTGCTATCTATAATAAATCCAAAATCTCCAACAACCGCAGGGGATTTATTAAGTGCCAATGAAGCTAAACTCGTTTCATAACCTAAAAAAAGATTTCCAACAACATCTCCACCACTTAGAGAACCGTTTCCAACAAACAAACGTCTAGTATTAGTAGTATATACGGGTTCGCCTGATGTAAAAACAATATGTCTTCTATCGTTGTCTGAACCTTGTCGAAAAACAAGTTTTAAAATGGTATCTTGTAGAATAGTCATATATTAATTAATAAGAGAAGATAGGAATTGCAAATCTTCCAATAACTTGACCACTTTGTGTAGTGCTTGGGCTACTAAACAGGATGAATCCTGCTGAAGATAGAGAAACTGTCATACCGTTTGATGATAATGCAGTGAAGTATGCTAGTTCTATTCCGGGAATTGTCCCAGTTATAGTTTGCGCTGGTGAACCATTAAAGATACAAGATAGTGAGTTTGAACTATTGGCTGGACTCAGTGTAGAATTCCCAGTTAATACATCAAAAATGGCCGATTGGTTCACTGTCACTCTACCGTATACATCAGTTGAGATAGATGCTAGTTGATTTGATGTAGATACACCAATAACCTTGCTACTAATTTCACCACTTAAGTTTTTCGTTAGAGTGGTTTCGTCCACGCTCGCCAATGAAGCACTTAAAGTTGGCGAATTGTAAACTAGGCCAGCACCAAAGAACGATGAAGGTAAAGAAGAAATTTTTAAAGTGTTCGTATCGAAATAAAAATGGTTGGTGTCCACATCTAGCGAGATTTTTCCACCGGACCCACCAACAATACCACCACCGAATGATGTAGAGACAACTTCTCGCTCAGATACTCCAGATGGTCTCAACCCGAGCTTGTTTGCAGATAATTGTAGAGACGATGGGTCTATGTTGAGTTGGAGAATACCGTTTTGGATCTTGATGCCGGATAATACTGTCGTGGGATTTATATAACCAGCAGACAAACTCGATGGTATAACAGTTATGCCATTGCTTGCGTTATATTGTAAAATTGTTGGGTCTAGTTTTGGTCCAACATTGGCCCAAGATGCCACATTTGCATAATTAGTTGCAGTTAATTGGTAGAATATATTATTAACCAAAACAATATCACCAATTTCGGAAACCAAAGTGGATAATGAGAAGTAATTTATAATTGGAGAATGAATTCTATTGCCGACAACCGATCCACCATAACCAGAACCACTTCCGATATATACTCTCTTAGTATCTGTCGTGGATACGATTTCACCTTGGTCTAAGGCAGTAATATCTAACTGTGCCTTGGTCCCTCGTCTTGGCTTAACTTTCGAAATTTTTAATTCAGGCATAAATTATATTAGGCTGTGCGTTGCCATACGAAAACACCAAATGATGGGGGTGTAACATTATGTGCAGCATTTCCACCAGTAGCATTTAGAATAACCTCACCATCATTTCTTCCGAATTGGGAGTTTACTCCGGTTCCGCCAAGAGTAGGAACACCGGATGTGTGCCCATCATCTTGATGTCGAATAACTTGTTGGTTTAATAAAGTGTTGAATGACGCTGTCCCGGTTCCGTCCTCATAAGATGCAACAGTTTTACCAGTATGCGTGTGTGATGGCATCTCATTGGGGGTTAAAGCGTGGTAATATTCCCCATTATTTAAACCGACCCCAAATCCTCTACTGAGACCATTTTCATCATACCCAACACCAGCACCAACCAAAAATCTACCCTCCGAAGCTTTTATCCAAGTAGTTCCAGAGAAATATGTTCCCGGATTTACATCGACCACATTCAAATAAATGGAACCAACTGGGTATAGTAAACCGAATAGAGTAATATCTGTCAAAGATATTGGATACGTCACATTACCAGCTTTTAAATTTTGTGTAACAATACTATTTGCACTAAGAGATAACGTATTGATATCTAATGCATTTAGTCTACTGACCCCCAAATTACTTGCATTTACCGTCGCAGCATCCAGTGTTTGATCAATAGTAGCATTAGTAGCTTGCAGTGTCCCAGTAATTTTGGCCCCATTGTTGATTCTTCCTAAAGATAGAGATGATTGGTTACCATCACCGTCAAATATTTCAGAAAGTCCAGATGCGCTGATATTTACATCTGAGTGTAAAACACCGTGATATGTATCAGCAATAAATTTATCTAAAAAAGAACTCATTTGATTTATTTAATCAAGAGTTTGATAAATCAACTCAAGAAGGGATAATGCGTTTTTGTAACTCCAATATTTGGAACAATATTCTTTGTAGCATCAAAACATTGAAGGTCTCGTTGCCATTCATGTATAAATTGTCCACGATTATGGCATAATCCTGTATTTCCTTGTGTAGGACTTCTCTTTCCTCAATCACGAAGGAATTCGACGCATTTCGAAGTATACTCAAGGTGTCATCCAGTAGATTTCTTATGATGATGTTCAATTGTATACCAATGGACGAATCTGAGCACACAACACCCCCAAATTTTTGAGGAAGATCTAGAGGAATAGAAGTCAAGAACCTATCATTCATTGGTTGGGCAATCGCATATAGTCTTCCAACGTTGTGGAGAAGCATATACATCTTATTATTTTTCAAAGTTGTAGCAGTAGCTAAATTTTTATAGAAATTTGCCTTGTTATTGGAGGTATCCCATTTTGTTGGGATATAGTTCCAAAATTCCAATGTATTATTCCAAGTAGTAGGAGTAGAATAGTCCAATTCACAAGTTTCTAGTCTACCTGATGGATAGGTGGGTTTGGATAGGTATCTAGTTTGATACTCTACATCATTTGATAAGATGAAAATATCGGAATCGTAGTCCACGAACTTCACTTTGAAATTAGCACCATTTAAGTTGACACTTTCGATGCTGTTATGTAAAATCGTGGACGTATCAGTTGGATCGAACTGTGTCACAGTCATTTTACCCAATAGATTATGTAGAACGATGATATAATCATCAATTGCTCTTATATCTAGATCCAATACGTCTCCTATCCCCAGAGCTTTCAGTGAAAGGGTAGCGAACACATCAGAAGAATACTTGTTTAATAGAAGAAGATTGAGATTATCATCCAATAAAGTTCTATAGTTGTATCCGAATCGGATGCTGTTTGGGTTGTTTGGATTATCGACAGTATATTTGGAATCCCAAGTAAATCTTATCTCTGGAGCAGACCAGATTTCGTCTGGGGTATTCCATTTTATAAATTTGAACTTACTTTCCTTCAAAGCAATGATATCTTCCAAGACAGTGTTATCACATTCACCATAAGTAGTAGCATCATGCACTTCAATAGTGCTGGACTTCACATATAAGATCTTTTTCTTGTATTGGTCATGGTGAATAGAGTAAACATAATCAGGGTTCTCATATCCTCTAGTCCCGCTTACGAAATTGATGTTGTTATATACACTTAGAAGCTCTAGAGGTGCTTTGTCGCCATAGTTCCCTCTGAAGGTAAAGGTTCCTTCACCATTTGTGCAAACATACTTAAAATCTTCCGAAGCATTAACTACAATTGCACCAGAAAAAACCTCGTCTAGATAACTGAATGTAGGAATCTTTGAAAACGGTTCTATATGTCCGAGATAATTTTGTTTTGCTGGTATTGTGGTGAAGCTACCACCTTCCACAACACTAGATAGTCCATAAAAGAAGCATTTGTTCTCCTCATACTTATAAACTGTAGGATTTGCAAGCACCAGACCTTTAACACAGATAAGATTGTTGCCTGTGATGTTACTTGTCAGGTCTTTCATCCCCTGATTATCAAAAATATCAAACGAATTACTCAAATTAGCAACAGGTTGCTCAATATTTTGATAAGTCGTGTTAGTTTCTTTACGATTTAGGTATAAATTAGCAAGGAAAGTATTTTTTGGAGATAGTTCATCTGATTCTGCGTCAAGAGATTGACCAGAATACGCCACACCATCAACAATATTGAAGAATCCTAGATAATTGGAGCTGTCGAGGGTGAAAGATTCACCATTTGTGTATTTGAAATAACTCATTGCTTATAATTATTGAACTCGATATTATTTATAGTGGTGTTGGCTGGTAGAGAATCTTCTATGTTATCTCTCAGATGTTTAGATAGATCATTTAGAATAGTTTCTTGCTCAATATTAGTATTTTTAACATTGATATTGATGTATGTTGATTTGAATGTTGATGCACCACAAACACTATTGAGTAATCCGATGGAATCTGTGCTGTTTCTCATACCACAAGGTAAGCTGATAGTGATATCATCCACGATAGTAGCCTTGTTTAATAGGAGTAGAACGCTAGCCAGTTCGCTAGGTGCAAATTGATTAGATACAAACACATTATATATGTTGGAAGATGATATGTTCAGTAGCTTCGTCTTGGTATCGCCAGAAAACACGAAGAAGTCTCCATATACGAGATGTTTTATGTATAGTTGATACGTTGGTAGCTTAAATGTGGTCACGATTTGGTTGTTGACGAAGAAATAGGACTCTTTGTTCTTTGTGTTGATACCAATACAGATAAAGTTGGGCTTATATGGTTGAATATCCACAGTTTTGGTAGTTCTGATCCAAGAAAACTCTGTCAGATCATATTCAAACATAGTGGAGTCATAAACATCGTAAGCTATAGTCAATGTTTGACCAGATTTAGTGATAGTTAACCCAGAATCGATCTCATTTCGATCACTCTTAACAACCCAAGAGGAATCGTCACCATCGAATGTGAATCCTATGGTCATTTCACCATTTTCGTTGATATCTCTGAAGTAGTTGATATCATCCAGAGCAATATTCCTAACTATACTAGACAGATTGGAAAAAGTGGAGGCATCGATTCGAGAATAGTTATAACTATTGTTTGGGATAAACACTAGGTCGCTTTTTTTATCGAAGAACTTCTTAAATTGGCAAGAACTGAGAACATTTGTATTCAAAAGAATCAAATTCTCTATTTGGTCATCATATGTGTCATATGATTCCGAAACTGCGGATAAAGCTGCTTGTTTCTCGATAAGGTCTGGGTAATAGTATCTATCTACCCAGACCTTATCGTCAGAGTTTGGCGCTCCTGATAACCATGTGCATAGTAAGTGCTGATCATGCGTTTTATTGTTGTGATCGGTTGATATATGATAAACTTTATCAGAATATTGTGGAGTAATGTAAGAAAATGCTCCACTATCAATGAATTTGGTATCATTGATGTTCAATTGTGCGAATGGATACATGCTCGACGGGCTGTAGAATAAATTACTCCCCGGCTTGATGATATATGGTTTGTTGTAGAAGACATAGTTCAATTCAAGAGATTCTGAGTTCTCTTCAGGAATATCTGATAAAATAGTGGAGTATTCTCTTAAGTTATCGACATAGATCCCAGCACTTTCACCTGATAACAGGTTATTCGCTGATGAGAAGATGTCACACTGTAGTAATTGATTTTTTAAGACAATTGTATTGGTAGATGAGTCTTTTGAACCATAAGTCTTATGTAGAAGTAGGTTATTGACCAGATTAAACTTGCTCTTGTCTCCGTTAATGGTGTTATCCCCCTCATATGTTATGAATGATACATCTGGAATGACTTGAGCATCGTTATATATAGACTTGAATATCTTAAACGGTGTTGATGTGTTTGATATCAGGTCATTTGCGATAACTGGGCTAAGGATCAGAGAATCGTTGAAATTTGTTACATTATAGTCTCCATTAGGAGTTCTCTTGTAGAAGAATATGAAATTTTGGTCCTCGGAGAAGATATAGTCAAAATCCTGTGGTTGTACAACGTCTTGGTTGAAGGTTAGTAATTGATCTTTGACGAAAATCAACCTCAAATCGATATCTGAGCATAGATAGAATTTTTTATAATTCAGAGTGAAGAATATGCGACATCTATTGTTTTCTAGGATGGCTATAGTGAAATTGGTGTTGCTATCTTGGGTAGATGAGAACACCCCGGCCCCATAATTTTTATGTTCACCAAATCGTTTAAGAGCAGCATATGGTCTAGGGTCGATTTCACTGAATTTCAGATACTTGCCACCATAACTGATTGGGCCAAAAATATGTGGAACTTTAGTTCTTAATGTGTCTTGTTCGAAGACATCAGATATCTTGTTGGTATTGGTTAAGTAGAAATTTGTATAATTTTTAGTATCTACACCATTGATTGCAGATAAACAATTAACAAAGTTGATACTGAAGTTACCCGGATAAGTTCTTTTGTATTGTTTCAACGAAAAAACAGCATCATTCGTTTGAATAATGCTATTTTTTAAAGAGGATAAGTGCTTCGTAGATGTTTCCACTTCAATATTTAACTACTACGAAGTTCAACCAAGAAGCCACCAACATCTGTTTTTAATTGATATTGTTTTGCATTGTTTTCAGATGGTAGAATATTAGTATTGGCTAAAGTCAGATCGTATATAGACTCATAATAGTCATATGTTCTAATTTTAACCGGGAATAAGAACCACGTTTGTTCAGAATTGGTGTATTTGATCAAGATCTGACCAGTCAAACTCTTGTATAGGCTTGTTTCCGACGGATAATAGTCGTGAGTGTATTCGGAAAGGAATACTGGGCTAGTATTGAAGTTGTTGATTACCTTTAAATTAGACTGAAGGATGTTATTATCGTAAAATTGTGACGATCCATCCCCCCAATCTATGTTTAGGTAGATTGGCATAGAAGACTCGTCCATGTTTTCGAATTGAATGATCAATTTCGTGATATCATTCAGTTCAATGGGTGGAAGTTGTTGAACATTGTTGGTCGATCCTGATGATAGTTTTAAAGTATAAGTATTCATAAGATTAGTTCTTCTTGAATTGTGGTTGGGGTGGACGCTGATAAGTATATAGACAAGGTTGACAGGTTGTCAAACGTGTTGGATACTTGATTATTAGAGAATTTGTAGATATTATGCTTGGAGAATACCGCATCTGGTGCCAAGTGGAAGTCAAATTCATGAATACATGGCATGTTGTTCTGATCTTTCAATAGAAGAGAGATATTGAAGATGTCATTTATACTACTATACGTCAATACAGGCACATCAGCCGACACATATCGAACACCGCCACCAGAAACGCTGAAGAACTCGGTGTTGGTCACATCACTTAAAGTTTTTGGAAATATCTTAGTAGATTTGAAGTTGACGGTATCAATTTTGTATATCTCTGGGTATAGTGTGAAGTTATTGGATGACAAAGAGTCGCTCAACACGTTCATTTTACAGTAAAATATCAAATTCTTCACTTTGAATCTGTTTGATATCTTATCAAACGAATTTTCGGAGTGTTGGACATATATAGGGCTGATATTTGGGTCTTTGAATACCCCATCGAATAGGATCTTGCTTGTCACAAGATAAGATGGAGTCTCTAGGAACATAACATCATTAGAAACGTCGAATTTGACTATGTTGCTGCTCAATTCTTCTACGATATTATCATCATAGAGGGTTTTTAGATATGGCATAGCATCTAATAGCGGATATATCTGCTTAGTATACTTATTTTTAACAAAAATAACACCATTGGAATTGAAATCGTTATCATATGTAAATGACGAGAGTGTCAAAATGGTTGGATTGAATACTGTTGCGTCATATGCGTATCCATCTTCAATTAGATTGTATCCAGTATCGGTAGAAGCTCTAAAATAACCACCATCTACAACGTTTAAAGCTGATCCCCTGATGTATTGTGTCATATCAGCAGATAGTAATGGCGTAAGAAGTGGTCTTTGAACTGGAGAAGAGGTGAAAAGACCACCTTCGATAAGATCAGTGTAGTAAAACTCTCCAGTGGAAGTATCCCATGCAATATTATCAGAAGATTCGGCATCTGGATATGGTGTTAAGTCATATCTGGATAGATATGCCCCCTCAACGATGTCCACCGCTGGTTCTACATTGAATACTTCATCATATATAGGTTCAGCATATTGAAATAGCTTTCCAAATGATAACACAACATCGAAATCGTTCGTTGATAATGGCGCAGTCGCAGTATATAATCCAGTTCTGTATGGATTATCGTCTTCTGAGTTGGCTGTAGTATAATTAAAATTGAATCCCTCTCCAAATATGTCATCATATATGGTGTGACCAGTGATAATCATCGCATTGATATCAACACTGTCCACAACTTCTATACTTTGTCTAAATCGGTGATCATTTTTAAATAATCCGAATAGATTTCCAAAGATATCATACTTGCCATCCTGTATAAATCCCGAATCAAAGATAGAATCTAGGTATTTTTGTGGATTCGGGTCGATATTCGACACATACCCATAATACTTGGTATCATGAGGAGTGGAATAAGGCTGATTGACAGCATTTCCAGACGAGAAATTCCTCTTTATGAATGAAGTATCAACAATAAACGTTAAAACATCACCATTATCTCCTGTTATCTTCGGATCAGCGAAGTAATATAGAGAATTTGGTTCTAAGTTCTGTAAATTGAATGAAAATGTGTTGTTTACACCATCGAGTAGTAGAATAGAGGTCTTGGAAGGCTTGAAGAACCCAATATCTTGCTTCTTCTGTAGATAATCTACATTAGGAGTAGACGCAGTGGTTGGATAATGTCTGTTAAACAGATTCGAGATATCATTTTCTGATTCGAATAGCTTACCAGAAAGAAAATCGTTGACAGTATTACCAGTTGAGAGATAATAGAAGTCAGTTGCGATATATTTCTGTGTTAGCTTTCTCTTATTCTCAAATAATTGGTCTACTTCCTTAATATCCCTTAGCTCTTGTGATACGTTGCTAAAAATTTGATTGATTAGAGTAGCATCGTCCTTTAAAAAGATATCAAACCCATAATCTAGATCTTTATTGTCGTATTTTTTCTCGTCGGGAAGCTGATCGAAGTATAATGGGTATGTATCATACAATTCATCAATTTCAATCTGGAGATTTTCTTTAATCTCATTTAAGTCGTAGAGCATTTTACCATCATCATAATTTTTTAAGTATGAAATGGTCAGTTCTAGAATACTTTTTTCGATACCTTGATTGGAACCAATCAATTTATTTTTTAAAACGCTAAACTTTATATTGTTCCTTTTATTATTGTAGAATTGGATTAGTTCTTTGATCTTGTCGCCATAAAATCCCATGGCGGTGTCCAAATCATATGGATCATTGAAGTCTATTTTGGATAAGAAATCCTTTTCTTCTAAAGTAGTATAATTTAGAGAGATGTCTTTCAAGAAATCTCTATATCTTTCGATAATGATATTATAATTCTCTAAATCCTTTCCATTAGTCTGAACATTCCACAGATTTAAGTAGTGGTTGTAATAACCCTGTAAAGAATCTGGTTCAAATGAAACATTTATTAATTTAATGAATGTTAAAAATGACATTGGTGAACCAACATCCAAAGAATCGTTAATGTTAACGTTTGGGTTGGTTATAGATTTCGGAACTACTGGAAATCCAAGCTGTAGAGATAAGGCCATCTACGAGTATTTAATGGCATGTGTTTAGTATATGGTAATAAAATAACCATATTAGAGGAATTCACATTTAATTATGGTGGGGTTACGGACGAGCCAAATAACCAAAATATAGAACCATTGATATCAATTGGATAAGCGTAGAGATATGTATTCGCCCCATCCCCATAAGCCACCACATCCCCATTTAATTTTAATGTTCTATTACCCCCAAAAGTGGCGTAATTAGATACTGTTAACCCACCCGCACTTAAATTGTTGGAACTTAATCCGTTCATAGTATTTATTGATCCAGTAAATCTATTGTTTGCGGATAGATTTGCATATTTCATCGATGTTTCTGTACTACCAATATAAGATTTTACGCTGCTAAGAAAAGATGTGACAGTTACACCATTTTGATTCATGACAACAGTTTCGTGTCCAGATAAGGGTATAGTTGAATTTGGTAATTGAGAAATTTTAACGTTTGCCATGATATTATTTAATAATTAAATTGTTATTTTCTGTCTCTAATGACATAGCATCTTCGTTCGACACATAAACTATGTTAGAAGGGTCATCAAGGTTTACTTCCTGAGTGGTGCAATATTTGACACCGAAAAATTTTTGACAAATCCAGTTATAAAAAACGACTAATAGTAGTATTAATTTTTTCCACATATTGCTATTTATAAAATATTGCTAAATAGTCCCATATGAGTAAAAAATTACTTAAAAAAATCAAGGAGAAGGAAGAAAAATTATTAGATTCGGTCTATGAATTACAAGAATTACTCGATTCCACAGAAGATGGTGAGTTGAGTTCGATGGGTGATACTTTTTGTGAAGCCATCGTAGATTTCATATACCATAATGATACGATCACATTGACAGATATCCAAGTTTTTATTGAGGAAGATTTAAATTCTTGATTTCTGGGTGGAGTGTGTTACACTTCACATATGAATGAATTCGACAATTTATGGTGTGAGAAATATCGTCCACAAACACTTGATGATATTTCTCTCTCCGAAGAGAATAGAGAAGTTTTAAATGGGTATGTGAGGGATGAGGAGATTCCAAATTTATTATTTGTTGGATCTCCGGGTGCAGGTAAGACAACATTAGCCAGAATTTTGGTTTTGGATGTGTTGGGGTGTGACTTTCTATATATCAATGCTTCGGATGAGAATGGGATCGACACAGTCCGTAATAAAATATCTGGATTTGTGCAAACGAAGAGCTTTGATGGAAATATCAAAGTGGTTGTTCTTGATGAGGTTGACGGATTTACAAAGAATGGTCAAGATGCCCTAAGAAATATGATGGAATCTTATGCAGACAACGCAAGGTTCATATTGACAGGTAATTATAAACACAAAATCACGAAAGCAATTCAATCCAGATGCCAAACACTGGACATCAGGGTTAGTATCAAACAAGCTCTCCAAAGATGCCTCCATATATTAGATCAAGAGGGGATAAGTATCGAATTGGAACAAAAGAGACAACTGGCTACATTAGTAAAAGCTCATTTTCCAGATTTGAGAAAATGTATCAATGAAATGCAGAAGTTTTGCACTTCGACCGAACTTAAAATTGCGGAGAAGAGTAATACCGAGATTTTATGTGCAAAAATTCTTGAAGACATTGCCGATGGTAATACATTGGAGACAAGAAAGTATCTTATCGAGAATGATGACATTTTTAATTCGGATTGGGGTCAATTATTAATTGATTTACTGAATAATGTCTACAAATCTCCTATTGAAGACATCCCAAAGAAACAAATGATACTCACAATTGCAGATCATTTAGAGAAATCAAGTAGAGTAATTGATCAAGAGATCAACTTCTTTGCATGTGTTCTTAATTTAGAACAAATTCAGGATTGAAATCCTGAATTGAATGCGCTCTTAACGCCACCTGTAAAGCCTTTGTTTAGTGCTCCTTGGGCGAATGTGCCAGCGGATTGTTTGGCAGTCTCCAGCGTGTCCACAAGATCACTTAAAGTCATGTCAGTGATTGCGCCTTGCGCCTTGACAAACCCTTTTTGTTGTGCCTGAGTAACTAAATCGATAAGTTGTTGAGTGAGTCCTCTAGCCTTTTCGATAGAATCATTGGCTCGATTGGTATCGGCCCCAGTATTATAAATATCTTTGGTGTTGTCGATAACCTGTTTACCAGCAGCAGCTAATCCAGATCCTACTTGTTTAGCACCTTGAACAGCTTGACTAGTTTTATTAGCAAGACCCTGTCCAGCTTGTTGAACTGCTTGTCCAGCACCTTTAGCCACCCCTTTAAGGCCAGCACCAAGATTACCGAAGAATCCTTCTAATAGTCTTTCTGAAACCGTGGCAACATACTCCAATTCGGACTCGGACATCAAATCTAAGTTAGAATAGACTTGTGTTAAAGACATTGTGGGGATAGATTCTTTTAAAAGCTGAACAGTATAAGCTTCCGTTAACATTTGTTGATCTCTTTGGGAGTATGACATGAGTATATTTAGTTAAGATGCGTATGCGACCACTTCAAATCTACCATCACGATTTAAATCTTCCCAGTTGAACGAGATTCTACTGTTTTCAATAGTCGGTTCTTCGGTATAAGGATCACCAGATAAGTTTTTACGTCTAAAGGCTAGAAGCTTAGAACCTTTTGAACCCGGTTGATGATGTGCTTGGGCAATTTCGTGGTCTCCAGATACCATATCTAAGGAATACCCCAAAGAATCGAGAGCTTTAGTTAAAGCATTCAGAGCTTCCCCGACAGTATTGAATCTCCCATTACCATCTAAACCATATTTGGTCACAACATTAGTTATACGGTGACGATCTTTTGCGGTGATACGATCAGCCATTACCATTTCGTATAGTAATCCAATGTTTTGGGCATCTTTTTCTGAAATTTTCATATTATTGAGGTGTCCAGATTTCTTCAAGAATGTTTGCCAAGTTTGCGGAGTCTTTTGTCATTTTGACGGACTCACCAGCAAGCTTTAAATTGGTTGGTGTGTTTTTACCGTTACCTTTGTCTGTAACTCTGGTGATGTTTTTAGGGTCTGGCATGTATTCTTCTGCTTTACCAGACAAATACTTTTCATCATCTCTATAAAATTGATCGGGAACCTTTGGACTAGGATCATTTGCATCAACTACGTCCAACATCTCAGGGCTTACGGTAATAGTTCCATATGTTCTACCTCCACCATGATCACCACCAACAGTAATAACGACATTATCAGCCGTTTTGTGCTGATTTCCAGCGGAAGCACCAGAAAGTTTATCACCCACTTGGATAACCTTGATGTTCAGTCCACTTGAGACCAATTCATCTAGTTCTTTCTTCATAGCGGTATGCATTGCTTTATAAACCCCACTAGATTTATAGTCTGGTCTGAATTTTACGATGTCTCCGTTCAAATACCCACCAACTTGGTAGCGTGAAACAACAGATTCAAAGATTTGGTCAAATTTAAGTCCCATGAGTATATTTAGTGAAAAGTCGTTAAATATATCTATGAAGTTTTTAGAATTCCATAAGCTGATCACAGAAAAAGATGACAAACCGGGTGCAAGGTTCCATTCTGTTCAAAATAGAGAAGGTCCAGCAGGTATCGTGTCTGGGCCTATTGGAAAATCTGATAATTTTGAATTGAGACAGAATTTGGATCGTTGGGAATACAATCCCGAGTCTGATACCACAGTTGGTAAGTCTGGATTCTCAACAGAATCAAAATTATGGAAGAGTATGTTAACTTCTTTCCGTTTGCTGTTCAATGATCCATATTTCGATAAGCAAGTTCAAAAGATCTCAAAGAAATTCAATGATAGTCGTGATTCATATAAAAATATCAGAGGAAACGAAGATGGTGGATTTGACAAATACGATGAAGAGAACCAATTAGAGAAACTAGAGCGTAATCAGACCAAATATAGAAGTGATTTGACTGGATTCCGAGATGATCTAGATGCTAAGACAAAAATTCTTAATAGAACAAAGCTTCCCCCATCTGAAAAGAACAAAATGGAGACAGAGATTGCTATGATGGAAGCAAAGGTCGCATCTTTGAACGCTCAGATGAAAAGAGAGTCTACTGAACGTAGAAAAGCTGACTATATGGCTAAGATTAACGAGTTGGTTGTTCTTCTTGATAAAAAGAGAACTCGTTACGACCAAGCAATGTTAAAAGGTCCAGAAGTTGAGAAGTTGAAGGTCAGTATCTTCGATCTAGACAAGAAAATTGAGAAGTATGAAGAAAAACTAGAAAAGACTACCGAAGAATTGGAAACTCTGTATTCTAGAATCAATACCATTAACGACACTAACGAAAAAGCTAACGAAGTTGCCACAACAGGGTTCCTAGACCTTATCAAGTTCACTGCTAGTGGACTACTCAACGATTATAAGGACAAAATCACGGCAGGAGACCCGAGTAATGTTGATTGGTCGTCCGAATTGAAGTCTTTACAAGATGCTGTTGACAGATTGAGTGCTCTAGAGTCCGATGACTCTGCTTCGAACCCAATTTTAGGTTATCTAGAGAAGTTCCAAAGAGATTATGGGGACAAAGAGTTCAATGCTGGCCAAGCATTGGATAAGAATGTTAATATTACCAAAGCTAGAGACTTCAACAAGCTACCTTTCATGGTCCTCATGAGAGTATATAGCTCAATTAGATCTTCCGAGAAGACTCCTATTGCTCTAGACAAGTTGACAACTGTTCAAAATGATGCATCTCTTGGTGAATTAAATGGTGTTCTAGATAGAATGTCAGTCGATACTCCAGAAGCAAAGGCAGAATGGGAAAATCCAAACACTAAAGCTTATATCAAAGGGGTGCTTGATCAATTACCTATCCCAGCGTTCTCTAAAAATACGTTCAAAGCACGTATTGACGCACCATGGGCAGTTAATAGAGCAAAGAAAACACCTGCAACACTTCTGAAGATGAATATCACTGATGAATTGAAACTGAAATCGGAATCATTTGATAGCGTGTTCTCGAATATGATCTCATTACTAGAATATGATCAAGATGACTACAAAACTGACTTGATAGAAGTATTGGAAAAATGTAAAGGCCCCACAAAAAAAGCATCTAGTGACAGAAAAGATAAAAAATGGATGAAATGTGCCAAACAATCAGATGGATCTTATAAAAAAATCCATTTTGGCCAAAAAGGAGTGAGAGCAGGTGGTGGCGACTCTAAAAGAGCTAAATCCTTTAGAGCTAGGCATGATTGTGCAAACGCTAAAAAGGGATCACCTCAAGAGGCGTCTTGTCAAAATTGGTAAAATATCATGGCAATTAAAATTAAGTCATTAAAGGTTGATAATATATCAGAAAATTCTCTAAAAAAGGACTTTCTCTATAAGGATATTGCATTTGACTTGTCTCAAGACGTAGCTTTCAACAACCAACTTAATAAAAACGAGTTTTTGAAGGATATTGTTGTATCATATGATGTAGAAGCTGTTAAAAACAGTGTAGCAACAGCATTTTTGACTGCTCCGGGTGATAAAATACTCACTCCAACCTATGGTATCGACCTAAGAAGGTTTTTATTCGAAAGTGTTGATGACTTCACGGCAGAAATCATTCAAGATGAGATCGAAGTTAAGCTTCCAAGGATGGAACCAAGGATCACAGTATCTAATGTTACCGTCGAAGCAGACGAAGATTCCAACCAATACAACATTTCCTTACAAATTGATGTTCCCAGTTTAAATGTTTATGGTCTATCCATCAAATCAGAACTGAATAGCACTGGATATACAATTCTTTGAGCTAAATAATCTCAATGAGTAACATACCGGAATACAATCTTCCATCAAACGCATATGCGAACTTTGATGCAACGTCACTGAAGACGTTCATGATAGAGCAGTTGAATAACTCTGGTAAATTCACTGATCAAAATTATGAAGGTTCTAATATATCTGCCTTGCTGGATGTATTGGCGTATTATACTCACGTTCTGATGTTCTATTTGAACCAAACGTCCTCAGAATCATCCTTTTCCCAAGCATCCATTTATGAAAACATGAATAGGATCGTTAAACTGATTGGTTACAAACCAACAGGTAGACAAACTTCACTGATTTCCATAGATTGTTCAGCATTAGCTGATTTGGACAGAGGTAACTATGCAATTAAGAAGTATAGTTACTTTTTAGTGGATAATATCCAATATACATTCATCAATGACCAAATTTTCGAGAAAAGCACAACCGCTTTAGAGAATATCGAGAGTATATCAAATACTGCTATCCTATATCAAGGGACAGTGGGCGAATACCCAGCATATACCGCTGAAGGTATCGAATTCGAATCATTTCCAATCGTTGTGGATAACTTGGTCGCGACCAACGATACGAGATTCATCTCACACGGAACTATCAGTGTATATGTGAAAGAATTGGATGATGATACTTGGGTGGAGTATTCTGAAGTCGATAGCTTGTTCTTATCGAAGTCCACTGATCGAGTATATGATCTAAGACTCAATGAAAATGGCCATTACGAGATAAAATTCGGAAATGGTGTATTTGCTCGTAAGCTAGATGTCGGTGATATCGTGAATGTGTTCTATATTCTCAGTGATGGTCAAAAGGGCCAAATCTCAAGAAATGCGATTAATGGCAACAAGCTATATATCTACAATAGCCTAACATTTAACGAAATTCATGATTCTGTTACTGCGGAGTCAAGTGCCACAAGAATCACAGATTCCAACAAAACACTTCTGACATTCTCCAACCCATCTAATTCTACTTTGATTCAGGATGGTGAGACCGTTGAACAGATTCGCCAAAACAGTTCTATATTTCTCTCCAATCAATTGAGATTGGTGACTGCATCGGATTACGAGAGATACCTAAACAAGGCTATCCCTAACGTATTGAATGATGTCAAGGTTGTGGACAACGATACATTCATCAAAGGCTACATTGCTTACTTCTACGAAATCTGTGTCGATCCTAACAAGGTCAACAGAGTCATTCTCAACCAAGTTAACTTTGCAGACTCTTGCGACTTCAACAATGTCAACGTTTTCTGTGTTCCTAGATTCTTGAACACCTTAGATGGACAGTATCCAGAATTCATAAACAACAACTTCAAAACTCTGATTAAGAACATTACACAGGACAAGAAAATGATCAGCAATACAGTGGTTCCTAGAGACCCGTTGTACATGGCACTCGATATTGGTGTTACAAATCTACCAGTATCCAAGAACATCTATCCTAATTGTAAATTGGTCATCATCAGAGACAAGAACGATAGAACGAACAAGTCTGCCATCAAAACAAATGTTGTAAACATACTTCTACAATACTTCAATCCAGAGAATGTGACACTGGGACAAACTATAGACATGACTGATATTACTTCACAGATATCTAAGGTTGCAGGTATCAAAAAAATAAGAACATTCAACGAGACAGAAAACATCTATTTCGATGGTGTATCTTTCGTTATGTGGAATCCTCTATTCGAAGGAGTAGATGAGACTATCATAAATCAAACAGTGACATTACCATATTTCAAATTTCCATACATCTATAACCCACAAACACTTTCAAACAGAATTGATGTAATCGATGAATAATACCACTTATATAAATTTCAGTGCATTCGATTACAACAAAGTTGATACCTTATCAACATACTGTATTGAGTTAACACCACTCACATTCATCCCGGATATTCCTGTTGGATTTCCGCATAGATTGGTGTGGGATTTCGGTGACGAGACAACTTCCAAGAGTCCATCTGCGACCAAGATTTATAACTTTCCGGGAGTGTATAATGTATCGTTGATAGTATATGACTGTGACACGAATGCACAAATTTCGACATATACTAAACAAATAGTTGTATACAACTATATCCCTTTCACGTTCAACATCAAAGTTAATAGCTTCAATTTCCTATTGACTGAAGATGGTGACTATATGTTGAATGAATTTGGTAATCGTATAAGTATCGATGGTCCAACAATGGATTTGAAGAATGGTCAATTTTCAAATAGCTTAGATATAAATGCGTTTTATCCGAGTTATCAAACACCTTCATCTATTTTCTACACAATCAAGGGATCTAATAGTTTGGATTACTGGGAAGTGAAGGACAATAAGTTTAACCATTTACAAAATACGAGAAGTCTATACGAAAAGGTTTACAACCACCATATAAAGACCTTTCAATATAAACCCATCGACAAAATAGATTTTCAAACATCGTCTATATATGTCAGAATGGTTGACAACACTATTACCCCTTGTTCTAGTGACGATGAGGGTGCTGTTTTTGTTGGTTTATCTGGAACAAAATCTGTATATATCAAGGATGATACAGTTGTAGAAGACGCCATCATCAATTTTAAATTTGATAAGGTCAACAACTATATTTTCAATAGAAACAACTACGTCAATACTACATATCACAACAATTTGGGTATACTTGTTAAGTATAATATTTTAGAAAACGATGAGATCGATAGATTGTCTGTAACCTCAAACGGTTTAGATGGTGAATTCTATTCAATCTCTTCATTTGATATTTCAACGATCAAGTATTACGACACAAAAATTCCATTTGTGGTCAAGATAAAGGATTCGAAGAATACCTCACCGAAGAATTTCAATAGTATAGCTCTATCAGCACTAGATATTCGTGTAAATGCGACGGTTGATGGTAATAGTATAGTTTTGTCATCAGGTGATTATAATATATACTCTCTAGAAGACTCCTTGTCTGCGCAAACACACAATGGAGCATTTAGAGGATATATCACCTTTCTGAATAACTATTCGACGTATTTGGACTCGGTTTATCTTAGCATCAGCGGTTCTTTCTTATCTGATGGCGCAGATACTTACGATATCTCAACAGAATCCACAAGATTTTCAGTATATCCAACAGATTACTATGATGTTTGGAAGAAAAACGAAGATTTTGATCCTAAAATGACTTTAATGGACCTAAGATTCCAAGAAACACTTATAGATAAAAATGTATTGTTTGAAAATTTCTTGGGTGGGATATTGGGCGATAGTGAGTCTGACCATGAAGCAATCGGAGTTAAGATATATGAAAAAATTGCGAATTTTACACAAAATACGCAAGATGTTGAAACTTGTGAGTTGGACTTTTTAGAATCCAATGGCCAATTTGTCGGATATAACGATCAAGGTGAGGAATATTACAATTATCCTGAAAAGATAAAACGTTTGGTTAACTTGGGGTCAATCGATAAAAATAAATTAATTGGGGCCACCAACAAATTTAGAGAAAATTTCGATATTCGTGGAAGAGCTAGCAAAACTGAGTTTGGTATCAATATAGGAGACAAAATTCGCCCAAATTCTTATGTGGTCAACAGAGAAGTTCCGATAGTAGCACTTGAGAAGTTTAGCAACACTTATATACTATTAAACACATATAGACCATCAACAACAGAGACAATATCATTAACTGATGAGTTTGGAAATATTTTGACAGATGAGTTTGGTAATGTCATAGGATCTACTTATATCCATACTACAAATTACCCATTATCGGGATATTCTAGTGATTGGGGTTGGCCATTAGTTTTACCAAATAATTTCAATTTTGAAGATATTGAAAAATATTATCTGTTTTTTGATTATGTTGAAAAATATGATGATAACATATTGGGTGGGGTAATAGATTTTGATAACACTAAAACCAATATTCCTTTAAGTATTGCCACCCCGCAATTATTTGATGTTTCCACAATATTCAAAATCATGATCACCGATACTCTTTATAGTTCTTTATCATTACACACTAAATATTAAAAGATGTATTTAAAATTTTCACAATTTCCTGTATTGAATAATCCTGCTCCAAATGCTGGTATCCCAGTAATACAGCAGGGTGAAAATTATCTAATTTCTGTAAGCTCTTTACAAATTAATTCTTCGGTGTTGTCCGTTGCCGGGAGACAGGGTAATATAACTTTATCTGCATCAGATATAATTGGATTGGATGCAAACGTTCTCACAATCTCCAATGCTTCTATTACATTTGCGCCTATTTCTGCGATTAATAAATTATCATTGACAACGAATGCTATTTCTGCTAATGTTTTGTCATTATCTTCTCAGTTGGAGCAAAAGGCTAACAAACATTTAGATAATGTTTTTACTGGTATAAATGTCTTCGAGGAAGAAGCAATTTTTTCTGGTTTGGCTACTTTTGATAGTAATGTTTCTGGTTTAAATAAATTTCACGTTGGATTGGACCAAGTTGATAACACTTCCGATTTAAATAAACCAATTTCCACCGCAACAATGTCGGCTTTGAATGTAAAGGCCGATTTAACATTAGTTAATAGTCTATCAACAAAAGTTAATACTTTATCTGCCGATCCTACTTTATCGTTAAGGATTAATACACTATCTTCAAATATTAGTAATTTGGGTAATAATATAGAAACATTATCATCCAATATCAACATTATTGATAATAATGTAAATGCATTGTCTTCAAACGTTAATAATTTAAATAGTAATGTAATTTCGTTATCCTCAAATGTTAACGATGTCGAAGATAATTTATTATTAAAGACGGACCTAGTTTATTTTATAGAATTATCTAGTAATTGGGTAGAAACAGACACGGTTGTTCGTTCCAATTCTTCTATTTGGGTCGGGAGTGATTCTGGGAAGGCGAATTTGAGTGGGGGTAATATATTTTCGGGAACTCAAACAATAAATGAGCTGATTGTTGATGGCAATGCATCATTTTCTAACGACGTGGATTTCACCTCCGCTAATATTGTGGGAATGAATAAATCTCAGGTTGGTTTAGATCAAGTTGATAATACTTCCGATCTGAATAAACCGATTTCGACTAATACTGCATCTGCATTAAATCTCAAAGCAGACTTGAATTTGGTTCGTGCGTTGTCTTCAAAGATAAACTCATTATCATCCAACTCATTATCCACATATACCATTAGTGGAGTAGATTTATCTGATTATTTTAATGTTAATAATTATACTATTGTTAATGGTGAAACCGAATTTAATAATCAAGTTTATTTTTTCGGCCCGGTAAATGGATTGATTTCTGAATATGTTGGATTAGAAAATTGCGATAATACTAGCGATATTAGTAAACCAGTATCAGGACCGCAGCAAACAGCTTTAAATTTAAAGGCCAATCAAACATCTTTTATAACACTGTCTTCGAGGACAGAATTTGGGTTGAATAATTTATCTTCGACCAAAGCAGATATTGCTTTGGTGTATACTCTTTCCGCTCAAACCCAAACACTCCTAAATTCGAAAGCCGACTCGATCAATGTCAATACATTATCATCTAATGTCAATACATTATCATCTAATGTCAACAGTTTGGGTAATGATGTGAATACATTATCATCTAATGTAAGTATTCACAACAATAACTTATTATTGAAGGCGGATTTAACTTCTGTTAACAATTTATCCTCCAAGGTAATTTCTCTATCATCGAAGGTTGATAGTTTAACACAGACTACTCTCAGTGGATTCGACTTAAAAACAATAAATAATTTATCTTTATTGGGAGACGGAAATATTAATATTTTGGGGCTGCCAAATCGTTCTGGTGAGTTGCCCAGTGGATCATATGAACTCACTTCACAAGATGCTGGGAAATTAGTATGGAAAATATCTGGTGATACCACAATAACTATGCCCGAACACCCAAATCTTCGAGCTTGGCATAGTAGTAGTTTGTCACGTATAGCATTCCAAGCAGCTTTTGGATCAACCATTACTTTACCAGACACCGATTTTGATTGGCCTGATGGTATCGGTGAGGGACCACCAATTGTTCTCACTGGTGAAGATGGGATTGTTGTTTTTGAAGCCATTGGTAGTAGTTATGTTGGTTCTAGATTAAACTCTGCAAGAGTTGACAGGGGGGGATCTGGCACTAGTGGCAACATAGGTATATGGAATCATGTCGAAAAAAAATATAATTCTGTTCCTATGACTGGCGATGTAAGCATCGATGTCAACGGTATCACAGAAATTGAGGGTGCGGTAACACTAAGCATGAGTGCTGGGGCACTAGCCAAATATGATGGAACAAGTTTCATTGATGCGGTTGCGGGAGTAGATTATGCGACAGTGGCAAATATAAATTCATTGTCTGCTAACATAGCAAATAAAGCAAATTTAACATCGGTTAATAACTTATCAGCAGAAGTAATAGCTTTAACTAATACACCAAAGATCTCGGCTTGTTTGAGTGTTGCTATAAGTGACGAAATTACTCCATTAACTATTGGAACTAATAAATTATCTATTCGTGCTCCTTTCAATATGACTATTCGATCAGTTAAAGCATCTCTAACGACCGCTGCTAGTAGTGGTATCACAACATTTGACATCAATATAAATGGTGTTAGCATGCTTGGCAATAAACTCAATATCGATTCATCAGAAACCAGCAGCAAAACTGCTGCTGTCTCTGCTACAATAACAACACCGTCGATAATTGATGATGATGTAATTACTTTTGATGTGGATGCCGCTGGAAGTGGTGCAACAGGGGCGAAAATTTATTTTATTTACACTCAATAATATGTTAATAAATCCTTTCTGGTTTTCATCTATAATTTCATCTGATTATGCATTTCAAGAAGATTTTGAAGGTGCTGGGATGCCTGTGAACTTTGTAGAGTATGGTGGAACACAAACTCGAAATTATGATTATAGTGTATCACCTTTACAAGGCAGTCAATCATATTTCATTGATTCCACTACCACCAGCTCACCTAGAGGAAATGTTTGGTCTAACGCATTAGACACAAATGCATTTAGTGTTTATTTCATGTGGAGAAGAGACAACGACCCAACAGCAGTTGCCGCAATATGGCAAAAAATAAGAAAAATTGATAACGCCACACAAAATTCTTTGTCTTTAAACAATACCACATCAAGTCTAATTCTTCGTAATGGAAATTCTATATCAGGAACAGGAAGTTATTTAACTTCAATAGGAGTGACTTATCACATATGGATAGATGTGGACGCCATAACTGGAAATTTATCGGTATTTATAAATACTGATAGTAATAAACCATTAACCCCAGCACTCACTCAAACTGGGTATAATCCAAATAGTCCGGTTTCTTCGGATACTGGGGGAGTAGTTTTTTGCTCTATGAGAAGTATGGAATGTGTTTTTGATAAAATCAGAATTAAAACTAATGGTATTATTGGATCTAATCCATCATAAGACTAAATACTATTGATTATGCCATCTACCCCAACAAGAACACCCTCATATGGCCCCAATGGAACACATTGGCCGGGACAAATATCTGGTCTCGTTACGCCATTTATGTATGATGAAACTATACCAAATAAGATTATAGTCGATTGCACATTTGCTGCAATTTCATCTACCATTAGAAGTTTATCTGATTCTCAAGTAACGGCAGGGACATTAATCCAAGTTCGACCCGGAACATTGGTGGGTGGTGGTGGTTCTAGCCAATCACCATTATCTTTAAATACTGTCGGTAATTCATCATGGTCAAAGCGTGTTACTGTTGCTCCTCTTAGTGGATTTGGAAGCATTACTATTTCCAACGGTCTGCGTATAGATAAAATGAGAAACATCTGTTTCGCAGGGTTTGTTATAGATGGAAAACTTAGAATTCAAAGCTCCACCCGCTTTGCCTTTGCTTGGTGCGTCGTCAATGGAAACATCGCCGTGTCCGGGACGGTCGCCGGAGAACCGGACCCAAGACAGTGGGAGTTCGTGGAATTTGTGAAACGTGAGGTTTACCAACCGGATGCCACCGACCCGATGCAGTTGCAGAGCTTTGACAATCTCGGAAAAACTCTGGATGGGCTAGTTCAAGACGGGTGCT